CTTTGAAAATTCTCCGGGGGATATTTTTGTGGAGAGTTTTTATATTTTCATGATACTAAAAAGAGCTCGCAGGGTTCGTATGACGCCACAGGATCGCTTTCCTGTTTTCTCCTTTCAGATTCAGGCGTGAAACAGCTTTGTGAGTTCTTTTTAGTGTCATGAAACTGGTCTATTAGTATATGGATTCCCAACAGGACTATGTTAAAACTAAATGATATTTGAACGAGAGGAGGCGATAACTGTGGGAAAAACCAAAGTCGTTAGTTCATCTGGGGCTACCCGCAGAATGCGTCCTGCGTTGACACCAGAAGCAAGAGAAAACCAGATGATTTCTTTGGCGATGGATGTCGCGGAAGAACGGTTAAGGAATGGAACGGCATCTTCTCAGGAAATAGTTCATTTTTTAAAGCTTGGCTCGTCCAGAGAGAAGTATGAGCAGGAAAAGATTGCTTTGGAGAACGAGCTTGTAAAGGCTAAAACGGAAGCGGTCGCTTCGGCAAAGGACATAAAGGAGATGTACGACCAGGCGATGGCCTCTTTCCGTAGATATAGTGGGCAGGAGGATGATGAAGATGAGTATTAGAACATATTCCGAACTTTCTCTGCTGAGAACATTCGAGGAGAGGTTTCGATACCTACAGCTTAATGGTTCCGTAGGCAAGGAAACATTTGGCTTTGACAGGTTTATCAATCAGGAGTTTTATAGATCCCAGGAATGGAAGTCTGTTCGGGATTTTGTGATTCTGCGGGATGGGGGATGTGACTTGGGTATTGACGGATATGACATCTGTGGAAAAATATTTATCCATCATATGAATCCGATTCTTCCTAAGGATATTGAAACCTGTAGTGATTTCCTGCTTAATCCTGAGTACCTGATTACAACGACGCTTAATACCCATAATGCTATCCATTACGGTGATGAGGAACTACTGGTCAGGCTTCCGCCGGAGCGAACAAGAAACGATACGTGTCCGTGGCGGCGTTGAAAGGAGAACGATTCTTAAAAGGCTGGAATGTTAAAAGAAAGAAGCCGCCCACCACAACGGCTTCTTTTGGATGTTATTTGTGCGTTTTGTAAAATTGTCGGTAATTGATGCGCTTTTGCGGCTTGTCCTTGTTTTTAAGCCAGTAAGCCAAATATTCTGGAAACACTTCAGATATGTCTTTTGGTTTGTAAGATTTAGAATAAGAAACATAAGGCTGTTTGTCCACTTTAACATCACCTCCAGTCTTTTAAGAATCATTCTCCTTTCGTTAGCAGATATTGTATATGAATAATAGTTATGTGTCAAGACGTTGCGGAAAGGAGCAATCTTATGAGTTCAATTTATCATCATGGAATAAATGGACAAAAATGGGGTGTACGGAATGGACCGCCGTATCCGCTCGGCACATCCGATCATTCCTCTTCAGAAAAGAAAGCGGGTTGGAAAAAATCTTTAAAATCAGCGGCAAATCAAAATAAGCCGTCGTCTTCTCGAAATGATGCAAGCGAAAAATCTAAGAAAGCAACCATCACTAGAGAAGAACTTTCTGAGTATCGACATGAAATGATGGATCGATATGCAAAGAATGCTGGTAAACAGAAATATTATCGTGAGTCAACGGATGAGCAGTTACAGAAAGATATCGAGAGACAGCAAACAATGAAAAAAGTTGCGATAGGTGTTGCTGTCACCGCTGGCATAGGGGTTGGAGTTTATTTTGCTTATAAACATGATGCTATAGGGTTGATAAAAGAACGCTTGGGTATTGAAGGAAAGGCAGATTTAGATATCGCTAAAAAAGCAATGCGGACAGCACTTGATGATACAGATATTGTCTTGAATAAGGGGAGTGTCATACACAGAATGAGTGCTTATAGTGATATTGACTTTTCAAAAGTGAATACACCAACATTTGCATCATATAAAGAAAAAGATGTTCTTACTTATATGACCAAACTCGGGGATTTTAATAATACTGGCAAAAGATATGATGTTGCTTTGGAAGCAATAAAAGATATTAGAATGCCGTCAGAAGACAAAGCAAGAAAAGTATTTGAAGAACTTTGGAAAACTGATAAATCTTATAGAAAAGACTTGGAACAAAGTTTGTTGGATATGTATACAGATATATTAAAGCGCAGGATAGGGGAAGATGAACTCAGTCAGGATTTTAAAAATCTCGCTGCTTCCAAAGTACGCACTATATTAAGAGATGATCCGTTTAATGGTGCGATTGAGGCCATAGCCCGACAAGGCAATGATTCTAAGACTTTAATTAGCAGGTTTGTAGATTTGGGATACTCTGCCATAGAAGATTATCACGACAAAGGCTCGTTTGCAGATTCGCCAATTATTCTTTTGAATCCGTCATCCTCGGTCGTTAAGAGGGGGGAGGATTTAGTCACTGAGAGTATGAAACGGATTGCTGAGGTGAAGCTTATTGACTTAATATGATTTGTTTGATACAATAATGAACATAGAATTTGTGATAGGCTTTAATGATTCATATGCGGAAAGGGAGTATTTCTATGATATCTGAAAGTACGATTGATTTATACCAGAAGATAAAAAGCAACAAAGCTACTGAGCTTGAAAAGTTAGAGTTTGAAATGGATATTGGAACTTATAGTTGGAAGCGAGAAGTTATAATAGAGAAGATAGAGCAAATGCTCAAGGAGCGAAACAAAAAAGGCCGTTGAATCGGTCTTTTTTTATGCCTAAAAGTGAGGAAAACTTTATGGAAAGCATACTTACATCAATCAAGAAAATGCTCGGAATTATCGAAGAGTATGAACAATTCGATGCTGATTTGATTATGCATATAAACTCCGTATTTATGATTCTGAACCAGATTGGTGTTGGACCATCACGGGGCTTTTCAATTAAAGGGGAAGATGAGATATGGACGGATTTTATTCCAGATGACTCACGACTGGAATTGGTTAAATCCTATATGCATCTGAAAGTGAAGCTGCTCTTCGACCCGCCACTGGGGTCGGCGGTCATCGAGGTCATGAACCGTCAGATTCAAGAATTTGAGTGGCGGCTCAGTATCGCGGCTGATCCTGGAGAATCCAAAGGAGAGGAGGAAAATTCAAAATGAACAATTTTTTACAGCATCATGGGGTTTTGGGTCAGCGTTGGGGAGTGAGGCGTTATCAGAACAGCGATGGTACTTTGACGTCTGCAGGAAGAAGACGGCTTCAGGGGAGTGGAATATCTTCTGATGAGAATGGTCGTGTAAGTGGTGATAATAGCGGTCGTGCAAGAGGAGCCGTCCATCAAACGGTTGCAAATGATTATAAGAATGCCGGGGCTGGACTGCAGTCTGCAAGCAATGCTGCAAAGGCCGCTTCAAGTATAAGCAGCCGTGGAGCTAACCGTAAACAGGCAAAGGCAATAGATAAAATGGATTTGTCGAAAATGACGGATAAAGAGCTTCAAGCCGCAATTAACCGTCTCAATCTGGAACGGAGCTACAAGGCGTTATCGACTGAGCATATCAAGTCCGGTAGGGATTATGTGTCCAGTTTTCTGTCTACGACGGGCGATGTTCTCGCAATCGGTGCTTCAGCGGCAAGTATCATGATGATGATTCATCAGCTTAAGAACTAGATGATGCCATGGGAAGGAGAAATTCAAAATGGATAGTAAGAGTGACTTACGGCACCATGGTATCCTTGGGCAGAGATGGGGAAAACGGAATGCCCTCCTTACCCGCTTGGCGGCGGGGATTATTCGCAGGCGGAAAGGAAAGCTATTTATAAGAAGAGGAAACAGCCAAACAGTATTTACAACAAGAAGCATTTCGATGAGGTTCTGAGAGCGGACAAAACGACGCTTAGCACATTATCGTATGACCGTGACCGGACAAAAAACACTGATATGTTTTACGCTACCCATAATGTGCTGGACAAGCATCAGTACAATGCCCTGTTTAACCGAAAGGTACCACAGACAATATACGACGAAAACGGAAACAGCCTCGGAACAGGGACATTTCTGAAGTATCGGATAGACAATTCCCTTAAGCAGAACATAAAAGTCGCAAGCGAAGATTCCGGAGCGGAAGTTTTCAGGAGTTTGTATAAGAAAGATCGGGATTTCTACAATTTCGTTACGGATGATGCACGGATGCAAAGTTATTTCGTAAGTGATAAGTACAAGTTCAAGGGATACCGGGAAGCCAGAGATGTCTTGAAACGGATGAGGAACGATGATTATGTTCCGACCGCTGATGAACTGCAGAAAGTGTACAGGATGTTTAATTATGTTATCCCTTACGACGGCCAGGGAGATACACGTAAGGGTAAGGATGCCTATACGCAGAGAACCAAGTTCTTTAATGCCTGTAAACAGGCTGGGTATGGGGCAGTTCTCGATACGAATGATGCAATATACGGAGGATTCAAAGCAAAATCTCCGGTAATCGTATTTGACATGGAGTCTGTCGTTCCGAAAGATGTTTACCGCACGAAAACAAGCGAGCAAAGATTTTCGCAGATGGTGCTGGTCGGCAGAAAAGCACTGGGACTATAAAGGAGAGAGGAGAATAGAACATGGCATTGTCGAACACGGCCACACCGAAGTATTACGGCCAGTTTCGAGATGCCGTAATGAAAGGCGAAATACCCGTCTGTGAGATGATATCGCTGGAGATGAATCGGATTGACGATCTGATTGCGAATCCGGGTATCTGGTACGACGATAAAGCTATTGACGGCTTTATTGCCTACTGTGAAGAAGAACTGACTCTGACAGATGGAGCTGATTTGAGATTGCTCGATACTTTCAAACTTTGGGCGGAGCAGATATTTGGCTGGTATTACTTTGTTGAGCGGAGTGTGTACGTTCCGAATCCTGATGGTCATGGCGGCCGCTATGTGAGAAAAAACGTGAAGCGGCGGCTCATTAACAAGCAGTATCTAATTGTAGCCAGAGGGGCAGCCAAATCAATGTATGGCTCCTGCATCCAGAATTATTTCCTGAATGTGGATACATCAACAACCCACCAGATTACAACCGCTCCCACGATGAAGCAGGCGGATGAAGTTATGTCGCCTATTCGGACTGCCATTACCAGATCCAGGGGACCGTTCTTCCGGTTCCTGACAGACGGCTCTCTTCAAAATACGACTGGTTCTAAAGCGAACCGGGTAAAGCTGGCATCCACGAAAAAAGGAATTGAGAATTTCCTGACAGGTTCTCTTTTGGAAGTCCGCCCTATGAGTATTAACAAGCTTCAGGGGTTAAGGCCAAAGGTATCAACGGTGGATGAATGGCTTTCCGGGGATATATGCGAAGACGTGGTTGGTGCAATCGAGCAGGGTGCATCGAAACTGGATGATTATTTGATTGTTGCAATCAGTTCGGAAGGTACGGTGCGAAACGGAAGCGGCGACACGATTAAGATGGAGCTGCTAGACATCCTGAAGGGGGATTACATCAATCCCCATGTGTCCATCTGGTATTACAGGCTGGATTCCATAGACGAAGTGGCTAATCCGGCAATGTGGATAAAGGCTAATCCAAACATCGGAAAAACAGTAAGCTATGAGACCTATCAGCTGGATGTGGAAAGAGCCGAAAAAGCACCAGCAGCCAGGAACGATATTCTGGCAAAGCGGTTCGGCATACCGATGGAAGGATACACGTATTACTTTACTTATGAGGAAACGCTACCGCATAAAAAGCGGGATTATTGGCAGCTGCCGTGTTCCCTTGGAGGGGATTTATCCCAGGGGGATGATTTCTGTTCTTTCACTTTTCTTTTCCCTTTATCAAATGGCTCTTTCGGAGTTAAGACCCGCAATTATATCACAGAACTGACTTTGAAGAAACTTCCGGCTGCAATACGTATGAAGTACGACCAATTCATAGCGGAGGGCAGTCTGATTGTTATGCCTGGCACTGTACTGGACATGATGGAAGTCTATGAGGATTTGGATAACCATATCGCTCAGTGTGACTATGATGTACGTTGCTTCGGCTATGACCCATACAATGCGAAAGATTTCGTTGCGAGATGGGAATCCGAGAATGGCCCTTTTGGTATAGAAAAGGTTATTCAGGGTGCTAAAACAGAATCGGTACCGTTAGGAGAGTTGAAGAAGCTTTCCGAAGAAAGGATGCTTTTGTTTGACGAAGAACTTATGACATTTGCAATGGGGAACTGCATTGTTATGGAAGACACGAATGGAAACAGAAAGCTGCTTAAAAAACGGTACGATGCCAAAATTGATGCTGTTGCCGCAATGATGGATGCGTTTGTAGCTTATAAGCTGAACAGAGAGGCATTTGATTAGGAATTGCGAAAGCGGTTCTTTTTTTATTGGAGGAAAATTCAAAATGGAGATTTCGATGGGAGCCAGGCTGAAACATGCCTGGAATGCTTTCTTTAATAAAGACCCTACAAGGAGTTACCGGGACATTGGCATCGGATATTCTTTTCGTCCGGACAGGATGCGGTTTTCAAGGGGCAATGAACGATCTATTGTGACATCGGTTTATAACCGGATTGCGATGGATGTGGCGGCGGTGGACATGTTCCATGTACGTTTGGACGAGAATAACCGCTTCCTTGCGACACTCGATTCTGGGCTGAATAACTGTCTTACAGTTGAAGCCAATGCGGATCAGACTGGGCGGGCATTTTTGCAGGACGTTGTCATGTCCATGATGGACGAGGGGTGCGTGGCCATTGTCCCGACAGACACGGATGATGATCCGGGTGATGGGATTCCTGGCTCTTTTGACATCGATGCTATGCGGACGGGACAGATTTTGGAATGGTATCCGCAGCATGTCCGCGTCCGGGTCTATAACGAACGGACGGGGCGGAAAGAAGATATCCTTATGGCAAAGCAGTCGGTGGCAATTATTGAGAATCCGCTTTATGCGGTCATCAACGAACCAAATTCCACGATGCAGCGCCTGATCAGAAAACTGAATCTGTTGGATGTGATTGACGAACAGAACAGTTCAGGGAAATTGGATTTGATTATCCAGCTTCCTTATATTATCAAGACCGAAGCGAGGCGTCGGCAGGCCGAGAGCCGGCGTAAGGACATAGAGGATCAGTTACGGGGATCGAAGTATGGGATTGCTTATACCGATGGTACGGAGCATATCACGCAGCTGAATCGACCCGTCGAGAACAATCTGATGTCCCAGATTGAATACCTGACGAGTATGCTGTACAGCCAGTTGGGAATCACTCAGGGGATTTTGGATGGTACTGCGGACGAGAAGACGATGCTCAACTACTATAACCGGACGATTGAACCTATCCTGTCAGCAATCGCTGATGAAATGAAACGGAAGTTTCTCACCAAGACCGCTCGGTCTCAGCGGCAGTCAATCGAATTCTTCAGAGATCCGTTCAAGCTTGTTCCTGTATCTGAAATTTCTGAGATCGCAGACAAGTTCACGAGAAACGAGATTATGACATCAAATGAAATCCGGCAGGTTATCGGCATGAAGCCGTCGGATGACCCGAAAGCCGATGAATTGCGAAATAAGAACCTGAGCGAATCGGCTGCGGATAGGGGAAGCCCCGAGAATGTCACACCTGAAGAAGCAGCAGAAGAAAACAACCAGACATAGAAGGAGGAAAATTCAAAATGAAGACGAAGAAATTCGACTTTGGTGGCTGGGCTACCCGGAATAACCTGAAATGCTCTGACGGACGTACCATCCTGAAAGACGCATTTAAGGATAACGACGGGCAGACGGTTCCGCTCGTATGGAACCACCAGCACAATGGACCGGACAATGTTCTCGGACATGCCTTGTTGGAGAACCGTAAAGATGGCGTCTATGCTTACTGTACTTTCAACGATACCGAGCAAGGGCAGATCTCAAAGATTTTGGTACAGCACGGAGATATTTCGGCGTTGTCAATCTTTGCAAATCAAATACGGGAGCGTGCATCCAATGTACTTCACGGAGCCATCAAGGAAGTCAGCCTTGTGTTAGCCGGCGCGAATCCCGGGGCGTTCATTGACACGGTAGCGCTTTCTCACGGTGACGATGCGGATGGCGAGGCTATTATCTACACCGGAGAACCCATCAGCCTCTGTCATTCCGGCACCAAGAAAGAGGATGAAGACGGAGCCGCCGATGATCCTGATGATAAGGATGAGGATAAAAATCCTGACAAGAAAGATGACGGAGATGAGGAAACTATCGAGGATGTCATCAATACTTTCAATGAAAAACAGAAAAATGTTTTCCATGCTGTGGTTGGAGAAATCATGGCCCGGAATGGCGTTCTCAACGACGAAGAAAAAGGAGGTAGTGAAAACATGAAACATAATGTATTTGACAACGATCAGCAGGTTCAGGCCAATGTTCTGTCCCATGCTGACCAGGCAGAGATTTTGAAGCTGGCAAAATCCGAAGGAGTCGGTTCTTTCAAGGCCGCCATGAAGATTTATATGGAGGAAAACAATCTCCAGCACTCTGATATCAGCGGCTTTGTACAGACCGGCAATGGTAATGTGGCCACGCTGTTCCCGGAGTATGTTGAAGCGCATCCCAGCCGCACTCCCGAACTCATCACCAATGATATGGGATGGGTTGACGCCATCATGGCCAAGACCCAGAAAATACCTCATGGCCGGGTTCGTACTTCCCATGTAGATATCCGTAATATTGACTCTCTGGCCGCTAAGGGTTACACCAAAGGCAATGAGAAGAAGATTACCGGCAACTACGCCCTGGTAAGACGTACTACTGACCCCCAGACTGTGTATGTTACGTCTGAACTGCATCGTGATGATGTCGTAGATATCGAGGATTTCGATTATGTTCAGTTCCAGTACGGCATCGATCAGATTTCGCTGAAGGAAACCCTGGCTGTTGCTACAATGCTGGGCGATAACCGTCCTGACAGCGATCCGGAAAAGATCTTCCCGGAACACATTCGGCCTGTCTGGGTGGATGATGAGCTTTATACCATCCATAAGGACATTGATTTTGCCGCTATGGCTAAGGAGCTTCAGGGGAACAATGCAGCAGATTACTTTGGCGAGAGCTTCATTTATGCCGAAGCAATGGTCACAGCTTTACGTATGGCCCGCAAAGGTTTCCGTGGTACCGGTAAGCCCGATCTGTATATCACTACTGATATGCACAATACGATGATCCTTGCGCGGGATCGCAATGGCCGCCGTATCTATGAAACGGATACCGAACTGGCTGCAGCTTTGGGAGTTGCCAACATCTATGAGGTAACTCAGTTCGAGGATAAGATCCGTACCGATGCCGACAACAAGAAGCATAAGCTCCTTGCAATCTGCGTAAACATGGCTGATTATGGTTACGGCGCTTCCAAGGGCGGCGATGTAACTCACTTCACGGACTTCGATATCAAGTTTAATAAGCTTCAGTCTTTACTGGAGACTCGTAAGTCCGGCCAGCTCACCAGAATCAAGTCCGCTATCGTTATCGAAGAGTTGATAGAGGAGCAGGGATAAAAATCGGAGGAGAAATTCAAAATGGCAAAGTTTTATGGAAAAATCGGCTACGCTGAGACGGTGGAAACAAAGCCGGGTGTATGGAGACCAAAGATAACCGAAAAGCCATACTTCGGGGATTTGATTCGGAACTCACGCCAGTATGAATCTGCCGGGCAGGTAAATGACAATCTCAATATTGCCAATGAAATCAGCATCGTAGCCGATCCATATGCCAGGCAGAATTTTCACTCCATGCGGTACGTTGAGTTTATGGGGGTGAAATGGAAGATCACAAGAGTGGAAGTCCAGTACCCCAGGCTGATATTGACGATAGGGGGTGTGTATAACGGTGGCAAAACCGAGGGAAAAGCTACAGGAGCTGTTTGAGGGGATTCTTGGAAGTTGCAACGTATATTTTCAGCCCCCTGAGTCGAAGAGCCTCGACTATCCATGTATCGTATATGAACGGAGCGGCATTCGTGCCGACTCAGCAAACAACAAGATATACCGTAAACATAATCAGTATACGGTAACATACATCGACGAAGACCCGGATTCCGAGATTCCTGGCAAGCTGCTGGAATTGGGATATTGCAAGCTTGACACCCATTTCGAGGCGGATAATCTCAATCACGATGTCTTCACACTATATTTTTAAGGAGGTAGCAATTCATGAGTAAAATTAAGTGGGACGAAGTCGGTAAGCGTCTCTATGAAACTGGCGTGGATCATGGCGTTCTTTACCCCGCCGTAAAAGCATCTTATCCGAAAGGCGTAGCCTGGGACGGTCTGATTAATGTAAATGAGAGCCCTTCCGGGGCAGAGTCGACACCGCAGTATGCGGATAACATTGAATACCTGAATCTGGTTTCCGCTGAGAAGTTTGCGGCGACCATCGAGGCATACTTCTCTCCCGTGGAATTCGATGAATGCGACGGTTCAGCGGAAGTGGCCCCCGGAGTAAATATCGGTCAGCAGACAAGAAAGATGTTTGGATTATCTTATCGGACTCTGATTGGCAACGATGTGGATGACACGGACTACGGTTATAAGATCCATCTGGTGTACAACGGGAAAGCGGCACCGTCGGAGAGAGCCCGCAATACCGTGAATGAGAGCCCGGAGGCTGTTCAGCTCAGCTGGTCAGTGTCCACCACACCGGTAGTGATTAACATGATCAATCCGAAGACTGGAAAGGTCTACAAACCGACAGCACATTTACAGATTGATTCCACAAGGGTCGATCCGGAGAAGCTGGTGGCATTTGAGGAAATCCTTTATGGAAAGGACGGCGAATTTTCTGTAACTACCGATACCGATTTCAGCTCTGGAAAGAAATATTATGAGCTGGTGGACGGCGAGTATGCCGAAACTTCCGATACGACTTTTGACAGTGCCAAAACCTACTATGAGATGACATCGGAACCTGTCGAGGCACGGCTGCCTCTGCCGGACGAGGTGATTCGGTTCTTCAATGAGGCAGGTTAAGACCGTAACAACAAACTGAATAACGGAACATGCATAACGGGGCTGCTTTTGGACATATGAAGCGCGGCTCCGTTTTTTTTGCGCAAAAATGAAAGGAGAAAGAAACTATGTTAAAGAAAACCCATACCTACTATGATTTCGATGGCCAGCAGAGGACGGAGGATTTTTATTTCAACCTGACGGAGGCCGAGCTGACGGAGCTTGAATATTCCATGAACGGCGGGTTGTCCCAGTTGCTGGAGAAGATCATCAAGGAGGATGACCAGAAACAGATTATCGAGTATTTCAAGAAGATCGTGATCATGGCCTATGGTGTAAAGAGCCTGGACGGCAGACAGTTCGTTAAGAACGATAAGATTCGCGAGGAATTCGCTTCCACCATTGCATATTCTGACATCTTCATGGAACTGGCCCACGATGCGAATAAGGCTGCGGAGTTCGTCAACGGCATTATGCCTAAAACAAAAGCTAAGGCTGGGCAGAACATTACCGCGCTTCCCGGCCAGGCACCCATAGCAGGGGTCACTCCGCCTACCGCTTAAGTCCATGAAGGAGGGCGATTGGAGAAATGCTTAAAATCACGATACCTGGTCAGGAATTATGGGATGAGGGGAAAGAGGAATTCGTCAGTACCAAAGGAACAACTCTGCAGCTTGAGCATTCTCTGGTCTCCCTTTCAAAATGGGAATCCAAATGGCATAAGCCGTTTCTTGGCAAAGGGGATAAAACGGTGGAGGAAACGGTGGACTATATACGCTGCATGACATTGACGCAGAATGTTGACCCATCAGTCTATGGTTTTATTACCAATGAAATAATGGGTCAGGTTTCTGATTACATTGACGATTCGATGACTGCAACGTGGTTCTCGAAAGAAGAAAAAAAGACTTTCAGCCAAGAAGTTGTTACGGCGGAGCTGATTTATTACTGGATGATTGCACTAAACATTCCGTTTGAATGCCAGAAATGGCATCTGAACAGACTTCTTACATTGATACGAGTCTGTAATGTGAAGAATGCGCCGCCGGAGAAACTTTCCCAAAAAGAGATTGTCAAGAGGCATGCAGCGATAAATGCCGCCAGAAGAAAAGCATACAAATCAAAAGGGAGGAAATAGGTTATGAAATTGGTGGAATCTATTTTAAGTCGGAATCCCTGCTATACGGCAGGAAAGAAAATCAAAGTAACCGGCCTGATGCTTCACTCCGTAGGCTGTCCACAGCCAAAAGCATCAGCTTTCATCAACAGTTGGAACAGTCCGTCTCACAACAATTCCTGTGTCCACGGGTTCATCGACGGAAATGACGGAACCGTATACCAGACACTGCCCTGGGATCATCGGGGATGGCATTGTGGAAGCGGCTCCAAAGGGAGCGGGAACAACAGCCATATCGGCGTAGAGATGTGTGAGCCGGCCTGCATCAAGTATACGGGCGGTGCAAACTTTACCTGCGCTGATCCGAATGCCGCCAAAGCCGTGGCAAAGCGTACCTATGAGGCTGCCGTGGTACTATTCGCCATGCTCTGCAAAAAGTTTGGTCTTGACCCGTTGGCGGATGGGGTGGTGATTTCCCATAAGGAAGGCCATGACCGGGGGATTGCTTCAAATCATGGAGACCCGGAACATCTGTGGTCACAGCTCGGAACCGGATATACAATGGACGGTTTCCGTAAAGCGGTAAAAGATGCGATGGGCGCTGCAGTTTCGGAAACCGTAGAGGACGGAACCAAGATTATGGGAGCTGCATTGGCGACAGCTGAGCAGATGGTTTCCTATATCAAAGGGAAGAACCCGGATGTGCCACAATCTGTGGTTGACATGATTCCGTTCTATTTATCCGAGGGACAAGCGGAGGGTGTCCGTGGGGATGTTGCGTTTGCCCAGTCGTGTCTGGAAACGGGCAATTTCGGATTTTCCGGATCGGCGGTGACTCTTGACCAGAACAATTTCTGTGGCATGGGAGTGACTGCCAACGGTATGAAAGGAAATTCCTTTGACACGCCGCAGATGGGAATCCGTGCGCAGATTCAGCATTTGAAAGCCTATGCTTCGATGGAGCCATTGAACGGCGATTGCATCGATTCCCGATTCCAGTATGTTAAGCGTGGATGCGCAAAGTATGTGGAATGGCTTGGGCAGCAGGAGAACCCGCAGGGGGCCGGATGGGCAGCCGGTGGCGGATATGGAGGGAAAATCTTAACTATCCTTAACAGCATCCTTTCTGTAACAGAAGGAACATCGCCTGCCGAACAGCCTGAACCCGAAGTGTGGTATCGGGTGCGAAAGACATGGGACGATGCTGCCTCTCAGAAAGGGGCATTTAAGGTTATGGAATATGCAAAGGCATGTGCGGATGAGAACCCTGGCTATAGCGTGTTCGATGAAAACGGACGGACTTTATATTCATCGGCAGGTTCTTTTGAACCGTTTTTGGTAAGGGTAAATACTTCCTATCTGAACATCAGAAAGGGTCCGGGAACTAATCATTCCAAGACAGGGAAGTACACTGGAATCGGAGTCTTTACGATTGTAGAGGTACAGCCCGGGGAGGGATCGGATTCTGGATGGGGGCTTTTGAAGTCCTATGCGGATGACAGAGACGGATGGATTTCTTTGGATATTACAGAAAGGGTGTAGATCATGAGCGGCATAACGTTCCGGCATAAAGGTGACTTCTCCAAAACGGAGAAGTTTTTTAATTCTCTTTTGAAGCTGGATTATCTCAACGTGCTGGAGCGTTATGGGCAGGCGGGGGTTGCGGCTCTCGCCTCTGCAACGCCAAAGGATAGTGGTTTGACAGCTGCTTCCTGGGACTATGAGATAACCCATAACGGAAAAGAAACAACAATCGCATTCACCAATTCCAATATAAGCAACGGTGTGAATATTGCAATCATTTTACAGTATGGGCATGGAACAAAAGGTGGCGGATACGTGGCAGGAAGAGATTACATCAATCCGGCCATACAGCCAATTTTCGATAAGATGGCAAATGAAGCTTGGAGGGAGGTAACGAATCTATGAGTAAGTCTGTAGAAAAACGCATTGTCGAGATGCGGTTTGACAATCAGCAGTTCGAGAAGGGCGTACAGACTACTATGGGTACGCTCGACAAGCTTAAACATTCCCTGAAGCTCGACGGAGCGGCAAAGGGTCTCGAAGATGTTGATAAAGCGGTAAAAGGGATTAACATATCAGGGCTGAGCAGTGCAGTGGAAACTGTTAAGAGCAGGTTCTCGGCGCTTGAAGTGGTCGCAATCACAGCGTTGGCGAATATCACAAACTCGGTGGTCAACGCCGGAAAGAAGCTCGTGGATTCGTTTACTCTCGAACCGATCCATCAGGGATTTGCAGAGTATGAACTCAAAATGGGGTCCGTGCAAACCATCATGGCAAGTACGGGGGCGGATATCAAGACAGTAAATGGCTACCTTGAAGAACTGAATACCTATTCAGATAAAACCATTTATTCGTTTTCTGATATGACTTCGAGCATTGGAAAATTTACAAATGCAGGAGTTTCTCTTGATGATGCGGTAAAGGCGATTAAGGGTATCAGCAATGAAGCGGCGGTTTCAGGAGCAAATGCGAACGAAGCTTCAAGGGCTATGTACAATTTTGCCCAGGCGTTATCTTCAGGAGCGGTCAAGCTGATAGACTGGAAATCTATTGAAAACGCTAACATGGCGACCGTAGAGTTCAAACAGTCGTTGCTTGATACAGCTGTTGCGATGGGTACCGTTGTTAAAGTCGGCGATAAATATCAGTCAACAACAACGGATGCGCAGGGGAAGATATCTGACTTGTTCACAGCAACGAGCATGTTTAATGATTCTCTTTCCTCGCAATGGATGACTACAGATGTTCTTGTGCAGACGTTGGGTAATTATGCAACGGATGTGCGGGAAATGACCGCTGCGGAGAAAAAGGCATATGAGGAAAAACTCCGGGGAATTGGATACACCGAAGATCAGATCAAGGCTATCGAAGAACTTGGACAGAAAGCATATGACTCGGCGCAGGATGTAAAAACATTCAGCCAGTTGATGGATACGCTCAAAGAAGCAGCAGGTTCCGGATGGGCACAGACATTTGAGATTTTATTTGGCGATCTGGAAGAGGCAAAAGTTTTATGGACCGCTGTAAGTCAAGTTGTAGGCGGGTTTATTGACCAATCGTCAAAAGCTAGAAATGACATGCTTCAGGGTTGGAAAGATTTGGGCGGGAGACAAGCCCTCATCGAGTCCGTTCAAAATGCATTCAGTGGTCTGATGAGTGTGGTTAAGCCGGTTGGAGAGGCGTTTCGTGAAATTTTTCCGGCAACTACATCGGAACAGCTTATGAACCTTACCAAAGGTCTAAAAGAGTTTACATCGCATTTGAAACTGAGCGATAAAGATTCCCAAAACCTAAAGAATACTTTTAAGGGTCTGTTCGCAGTTTTGGATCTTGTGAAACAAGGAATTGGCGCGCTTGTTAAAGCGGTGTTCCCGATGACAAAAGGGCTTGGGAGTCTCGGCTCTGGGGTTTTAAGCGTAACCGGGAAAATCGGGGAATGGCTTGTATCTTTGGACCAGGCAGCAAAGAAGAGCGACGTTTTTAACCAGGCAATACAGAAATTTCACGATAAAGTCAGCCCGATCCTAAAATCGGTAAAAGGGCATATCGACGGCGCTGTTGTGGCAATCAAGAAATTCGCAGAAACGCATTTCAATGTCCCGGATACATCGGGACTTATGAGCGTGGCAGATAAGCTGAAAGCAAGAATTGAGCCGTTCAAAAAAATAGGCGAAGTCGCAAAGGAAGCGATGGGAAAATTGGTTGACGCATTCAAGGCATCTGCCCCTGTTCTGGCGAATCTGGGTGGAATCATTGTCGATGCTCTCGGAAAAGTAATTGACGGAATCATGAAAGCATTGCACGGCGAAGGATTTGATTCGCTGATTGACCTATTGAACGGGGGTATTGTCACCGGTATTGGTGTAGGCATCATGAAATTCATCAAGAACCTTACCGGATTGGAAAGCACTGCAGATGATGCTATTGGAGGGTTTGCTGGAATTATAGAGGGATTCAAGGGTGCTATCAATGGAGCAAAAGAAACCCTTGCTGATTTCCAGGCAAGTCTGAAAGCGGATATACTGATGAAGATTGCCGGTTCCATTGCGGTTCTTGCCGGTTCACTTTTGGTGTTGTCACTGATCGATTCAGATAAACTGGGAGGGGCATTAGCTTCTATCAGCATCCTCTTTGCCGAATTGGCCGCATCTATGGCGCTGTTTGATAAAACGTTGAGCGAGCAGAAGGGTCTGAATAAGTTTGGGATGGCGATGATTGAAATGTCGGCCGCTATTCTTGTGCTTGCGTCAGCTCTAAAGAAGATTGCAAGTATTGATTCGGATAAGTTAGCCGGAGCTCTTGTTGGTATAACAGTTCTGATCGGAGAGATGGTGGCGGCTTCCCTGGCACTTTCAAAATGGGGTGGGAAGATAAAGACAAGTGCGGTCTCAATGATACTGTTTGCCGAAGCCATCAATATCCTGGCAAATGCTGTCGGGAAACTAGGGGCGCTAGATACAGATAAGCTTACAAAAGGGCTTGTTGGCGTTGGTGTACTCATGGCGGAGTTAGCGGCGTTTATGGTTGCTTCAAAGTTTGGAAATTTCAAAGCGACACAAGGACTTGCAATCATTGAATTGTCGGCGGCGCTTCTGATTTTGGAGAAGTCGGTTTCTGGTTTTGGGTCGATGGACATCGAAACAATAAAGAAAGGACTTGTTGGTGTCGGTGTTGTCCTTGCGGAAGTAGCCGGATTCTCGGTAATCGCTGGAAAAGCGAAACATATTCTTTCCAGTGCTACGGCTTTGACTGTCATTGGAGCGGCCATGCTGATATTTGGAAAAGCAATCAAGGAAATCGGCTTGCTGCCCATTAAGCAGATAGAGAAAGGACTGATTGGTATTGGTGGCGCTCTGGCTGCTGTAGCGGTTGCCACAAAACTTATGCCTAAGAACATGGTCGGCATTGGGCTTGGACTGCTCGAAGTCGCAGCGGCGCTTAAAATCATCGGCAGTGTTATTCGGGATGCCGGCGGAATGAAATGGGAAGAGATTGGAAAAGGCATGGTTGTTCTCGCCGGTTCCATGACGATTCTGGCAGTAGCGCTCAATGCTATGAAGGGAACTCTCGGAGGAGCATCAGCAATGTTGGTTATGTCAGCGGCGCTTGCTGTCTTTACTCCGGTATTGAAATCCCTTGGCTCGATGAGTTTGGCAGAGATTGGAAAAGGGCTTCTGGCTCTGGCTGGAGCATTTACGGTTTTGGGTATTGCCGGGGCAGTGCTCGGGTCTATGGTTCCTGCAATTCTTGGTTTATCCGGGGCGTTAGCATTGCTCGGGGTGGCGGTTGCGGCTTGCGGCGTGGGCATTTTGGCATTTTCAGCGGGGCTGGCTTCTCTGGCTGTTTCCGGCGTGGCTGGAGTAACAGCATTGGTGGCCGCCTTAGAAATTCTGATTGTCGGCGTGCTCGGGATTATTGCAAACAGTGCTACGGCTATTGCCGGGGCGGTGAAAGCGATTGTCCTTGCGATAGTGGATGTCATAGTCGAATGCGCTCCACCGATTGCGGAGGGCGTACTTACATTGATCGAGGAGGTACTGAAATCCTTAGCGGAGCATGGACCTAACATAGTGACTTACCTGATGGACTTCCTGATTGGGGTCATCAACGCGATTGCGGCGAGGCTTCCAGAATTGATTAAAGCAGCTGTGAACCTGATCGGTGCGTTCTTTAAGGGTGTTGTGGATGCCTTGAAAGGGATTGACACCAACGTTCTTTTGGAAGGCATTGTTGGTATCGGTTTGCTTTCGGCTATTATGCTTGCGCTTTCTGCCGTTGCGGGGCTGATACCCGGGGCTATGGCGGGCGTTCTTGGTATGGGAGTGGTGATTGCCGAAATGTCGCTGGTTTTGGCCGCTGTCGGTGCATTTGCTCAGTTGCCGGGATTGAAGTGGCTGGTAGGGGAAGGAGGAGATTTACTACAGGGTGTAGGTACGGCTATCGGGAAATTTATCGGTGGTATTGTCGGGGGATTCCTTGGCGGTATTTCGGCACAGTTCCCGCAGATTGGTCAGGACCTGACTGATTTTATGACTAACGCCCAAGGATTTATCGAAGGAGCAAAAAAGATCGATCCTGCTATGCTGCAGGGGGTCAACGCTCTTGCGCAGACGATTCTGCTCTTGACGGCAGCTAATATTTTGGACGGACTGACTAAATGGTTTACCGGAGGAACCAGCCTTGTGAAGTTTGGCGAGGAACTGGCTGAATTCGGGCCATATTTTAAGAGATACTCTGATGAGATTGCCGGTATCAACCCGGAAGTGATAACCGCTTCTTCTAATGCGGCACTTGCTCTGGCTGAGATGGCATCAAAACTGCCTAATAGTGGAGGGCTTGCCGGAAAGATATTCGGAGAAAATAATCTGTCTGATTTTGGGGCAGAACTGGAGAAGTTTGGTCCTTATATTAAAAGATATGGGGATCAGGTGAAAGGGCTGGATTCTGCTGCGGTGAAAGCTTCAGCGGAAGCAGCACAAATGATGGCTGACATGGCGGCGACACTTCCAAATTCAGGAGGATTGGCCGCTAAAATTATGGGCGATAATACGCTCTCGGCATTTGGTGAGGAACTGGAGAAGTTCGGCCCGCACATCAGCAAGTATGCTAAGGATGTTAATGGTGTAGATCCGGCGGCAGTGAAGGCTTCTGCTCAGGCTGCGCAGGTACTATCGGATATGGCATCAACCTTGCCTAATTCTGGTGGTTTAGCAGCATTGATTATGGGCGATAACACCCTTTCAGAGTTTGGTGAGGAACTGGAGAAGTTTGGTCCTCACATAGCCAAGTATGCACAGGATGTAGCCAACGTGCAGCCTACTGTGGTCACGGCATCGGCCAATGCGGCGAAAGCTCTCAGTGAATTGGCGAATAATCTGCCGAATACAGGTGGTCTTGTGAGCTGGTTTACAGGTGATAACGATATTGGAGCATTCGGCCAAAGTCTGGAAAAGTTTGGACAATCGTTTGCTGGATATTACAATTCGATCGCTGGCATCGACACAGCACTTCTTGATGCCGTGATAGTGGAGCTTGGGAAACTTGTGGACATGGCGAACGGCATATCTGGAGTGGATACGTCTGGATTTACACGGTTTGCAAGTGATTTAACAACCATGGGGAACAACGGCATCGACGGATTTATTCAGGCTTTCACAAATGCCAATGAGAAAGTACAGCAGGGAGTGACGGCTTTATTAACAACAGTCACATCAACAATGCAGGCGCAGGTCGGCACTCTGACCGCATCTGGGACTACTGCTGGACAGAGTCTTGGCACTGGTTTAATCAATGGAATCAACACGCAGAAACCATTGGCAGTAGCTGCTATAAGTGGTATGTGTGTGACCTTGATACAAACGATGCAGGCTGGATTACCAAGCGCCACGTTCAATACCATTGGGCAAACGAATGTTATGCAGGGACTTATCAATGGTCTGAATGCTAAGAGAGCTCTTTTGTTGAGTACAGCAAGGAATCATTGTACGGCATTGGTGCAGCAATTCAGGACTTCACTTCCCAGCGCTACATTCAACACAATCGGCCAAAATGTAATCCAGGCTATCATCAATGGAATGAATGCTAAAAGGGAATTACTGCTGGCAACGGCAAGAAACCTTTGTGTTGCGCTTGTCGCAAAATTCAGGACCGAATTACCGACAGCCACGTTCCAGACACTTGGAGAGGGGCTTGTTCAGGCTTTGGTGAACGGAATCAAAAGCAAGCAAAGTACAGCGGAAGAAGCGGCTAGGGCAGTATGCAGCGCCACTATGAATGCATTCAGAAACAATCTTTCGGCCGATGATTTGAAAGGGGTTGGTGCAAACGCAGCTCAAGGATTAGCAGATGGAATCAGAAGCAAAATCAATGAGATTGCAGATGCGGCGATTGATGCTGCGAAAAGAGCTGTCCGGGAGGCTAAAAAGGAACTTGATGAACATTCTCCATCGAAGGTTTTCTTTAAGATCGGCGAGAATGTTGATTTGGGAATGATCAATGGCATCCGGGCGTACTTAAGACGTGTTGGCGATGCCGGTACGGAGCTTGGCAGAGAAACAATCGATTCAATGAAATCTGCCATCCGTCATATTTCGGATATCGTAAACAGAGAGATGGACACGGAGCCGACTATCAGGCCGGTTCTGGATATGACAAATGTTCAAAATGGAGTCAGCGAAATCAATTCCCTGTTCACAAAGGGGTTGAATATGTCGGCTTCCTATAATAAAGCTCTGTCGGCCGCAAGGGACAATAAAATTAGTTCTGTTGCCGCTGATAATGCTTCAGGAAACTATCAACAGCCTGCATCGAATACATACAGTTTCGTGCAGAATAACTACTCGCCGAAAGCTCTGTCCCGGAAAGATATCTACCGGCAGACTAAGAACCAGTTTGCGGCGATGAAGGGAGCGGTGAGTAGCACATGATCAAATCAGTAACAGTAACAAATTACCTTGGCGAATGGATCAAGATTAACCTTGCCGATGATGACCCCGAACATGGTTTGCTCATCAAAAGCATAGAAGGTCTTGGTCCCGCTAAGGCCGATGTCAATACTACGAATCTGGCGACAAATGACGGCTCGCTGTATAACTCGGCAAGGCTTGAAGAGCGAAATATCGTTATGCAGTTATATTTTACCGAAGCTCCAAGGATTGAAGACGCAAGACAGACAACCTACAAGTATTTTCCGATTAAGAAGTTCCTCGATTTCCTTGTAGAGACGGATAATCGGATTGTCAGGACAAAGGGGTATGTTGAATCCAACGAGCCAAATATTTTCAGCGAGCAGGAGTCCAGTCAGATCTCTATCGTATGCCCGGACCCGTATTTTTATTCGGCCGGGGAAAATGGAAATAACGTAACTATTTTCTATGGCGTGGAACCCCTTTTTGAGTTTGAGTTTGATAATAATTCCCTTGATGAGGACTTGATTGAATTCGGCTCTATAGAAAATCAGACGGAGCGTTCAGTCTATTATGACGGGGATGCGGAGATCGGAGTAACTATCACAATCCACGCTATTGGAGAAGCAAGGAACATTACAATTTACAATACCGGGACCAGGGAAGTAATGCGGATCGATACGGATAAGCTGGAAGCTCTTACTGGTTCAGGAATCATATCCGGTGATGACATCATCATCACAACCGTCCGGGGAGAGAAATCAATCCGGCTGCTTAGAACAGGCCGTTATACCAATATCCTCAACTGCCTGGACAAAGGTTCGGACTGGTTCCAGCTGTCAAAAGGCGATAATATTTTTGCCTATGTGGCGGAATACGGTTCAGAAAACCTGCAGTTTAAGATTGAAAACAGAATCATATATGAAGGAGTATAGATTATGGAAGTATTGATTATGGACGAAAAGTTTCAGCAGGTCTGTCTAATCGATGCTTTCGAGTCTCTGATCTGGACTGAGAGGTATCATGGTTTTGGAGACTTTGAGATTTATACACCAGCAAATGCTGAACTTATGAAAACAGTGAAGCAGGACTATTATGCCTGGCTGAAGGATTCAGATCAGGTGATGATTGTGGAGGAAGTTCAGATCGGGACGGAAGTGGAGACCGGAGGACATTTGACAATATCTGGACGTTCCCTGGAATCTATTCTGGACCGGCGCATTGTCTGGCAGCAAACAGTGCTTAACGGAAATCTTCAAAATGGGATTAAAAAGCTGATTACCGAAAATGTTATTTCTCCGGTTATTGCAGATCGGAAGATTGCAGGGTTTGTATTCCAGGAATCAAAAGATCCATATATAACGGGTCTGACGATACGGGCTCAGTATACCGGGGACAATCTGTACGAAACCATAGAAACCATTTGCAAAGCCTATAATCTTGGATTTCAGATCATACTCAATGAGCAGAATCAGTTTGTATTTAGTCTTTATTCCGGAGCGGACCGTTCTTATGATCAATCAGTCAATCCTTATGTTGTATTTTCTCCTAAGTTTGAAAATATCATTAACAGCAATTATCTGGAGTCAAAGAAAACGTTGAAAAATGTGACTTTGGTAGCAGGGGAAGATGCAGGTTCAACAAGGCGCACACGGATTGTTGGAACTGGGAAAGACTTAAACCGGAGAGAGATTTATACGGACGCCAGAGATATACAGTCTGAAACACAGGACGGAAAATTGTCAGATGGAGAATACAATGCCCAGTTGGACCAAAGAGGAAAAGAAAAACTTTCTGAGTATCAGCTTACCAAGTCGTTCGAGGGGCAGGTGGAGTCTACGCAGACGTTTGTTTATGGAAAGGATTTTTATAAAGGGGATATCGTTCAGATTGTAAACGAGTATGGAATAGAATCAAAAGTTCGGGTGATTGAAATCGTCAGGGCACAGGACACGACAGGTTATGAAACATACCCGACTTTCAGCGTAGTGGAATAGGAGGTTCTGCAGATGAGTGTAACGTATGGATTTTACAATGCGAAGAACCATGACCGCCGATACAATTCGATACAGATATCAAGTATTTTTGATGGAATTATCAGCGATGGCATTTATATGTCAATCGGCGATCACATGGTCGTAAAGTCAAATTCCGGAATGATGGTTACAGTTGGGGTGGGACGGGCCTGGTTCAATCATACATGGACTCTGAACGACTCCTTGCTCCCGATTGAGGTTCCGTTATCGGAGATAATCCTTAACAGAATTGACGCCATTATTTTGGAAGTAAATGCGGAGGAAAGCGTCCGCGAAAATACAATCAAAGTGATAAAAGGAACGCCGGCTACTAATCCTGCAAGACCTCTAATGGTCAATACGAGTGCAGTTCACCAGTATCCGCTGGCGTACATATATGTTGGGTCCGGCGTTACAGAAATCCGGCAGTCCAATATCACGAATATGGTGGGTACTTCGGCGACACCATTTGTCACTGGAATTATTGACACCATCAGCATTGACGACCTCATTGCGCAGTGGGGCGATCAGTGGGAGGAATATTACGCCAGACAAGTGGCCGACATGGAACATACCAATATTTTCTGGAAAGAACAGTGGGCAACTTGGTTTTTGGCGCAGACAACGGAGATCCAGGAGGCATATCTTGCATGGGAAAAACAATGGACGGATTGGTTTCAGTCCCAAACGATAGATATGGAGCGCACGAATGTTTTCTGGAAGCAGCAATGGGAACAGTGGTTTTATGGGTATACCAACGGATATACTGCTGAAATGGCGGATTGGAGGGATCAGAGCCAGACAGATTTTGTAAGCTGGTTTCAGAACCTGCAGGCAATGCTTTCAAGTGACGTTGCCGCTAATATGGCGAAGGAGATTCTGGAGCTTCAAAATAGAACGAAGGTTTTGGAAGTATTCTCCGAAGTCCTTTCAACGGAGTATGCGGTATACCACCAGCTTTATGACAGCGGATACAGAACATATGGCGCTGTACAGGATTCTTCAAATAAAGACGTTCTTGACAGCGATATTGACGCAGTGACCGGCCGCACCCATTCAAGTGAACTTATTCTGGACAGCAGCGGAAATCCGATTGATGCCAGAGTTATATTTGTAACCAAATGATTTTAACGAGGAGGAGCGATATGAAAATCGTAGATTATGAGAAAGTGCAGAAACTTTCAACCGACAATGTTTTTCTGCTTGACGGGGAAAGCGGCACAAAGGGAATCCTGGCTGGGGATCTGGCAAAGGCACTGATCGGCCTGCTTGATTCGGAGCAGTTTATGTCCGGAGTCAATCTTTCCGAACTGCCTCAGATCAATGCATTATCAGCTAACGATAAGATTCTTGTCGGGACGGCGACCGGAAATAAGGCGATTGCGTCCAACGACGTGTTATTTGCGGTTCTTGATGAATTTGCAACCGTTGAAATGCGGAGAAATATTTTCAGGGGAAAAAACCTGGGGCCTGCTCTGACTGCGGCGCAGAAAGCCGAGATCAAGGCCGGAACATTCAAGGGATTCTTTGTCGGTGATTACTGGACTGTCGGTGATAACATATGGAGAATTGTTGACATCAATTACTGGCTGAACTGCGGTGATACTTCCTGCACGACACCTCATCTGGTGATCATGCCGGATGCCGTATTATACAACGCCCAGATGAACGAGACGAATATTACCACCGGAGGCTATGTCGGCTCTAAGATGTATACAACAAATCTGGAGAATGCAAAAACCCTGGTGAATGCGGCCTTTGGTGCTGCAAATATTCTGAACCACAGAGAACTTCTGGTGAATGCCGTAAGCAACGGATACCCTTCTGCGGGAGCCTGGTACGATTCTAAGGTGGAATTACCCAACGAGATCATGATGTATGGGGCTTATGTGCATACCCCGGCCGGAAACGGTACAACTGTTCCGTATCGTTATACAATCAATAAGACACAGTTGGCTTTGATGCGGATTTATCCGAGATTCATAAATCCCCACAGGCAGAATCAGTGGCTGAGAGACGTCGTTTCTGGGACGACTTTCGCTTTTGTGGGCGTCGATGGCTATGCGACCTCCCACTTCGCGTCGAACTCTTTTGGGGTTCGTCCGGTCTTCGGTGTGGTTGGTTAGGTAATCCGGGGGCCTTGTGCCCCTTGTGAAAACCGTATCCAGGTAACTGAAAAAGATGGTAAAAAAGAAAGGAACAATAGGAATGGATGAAAAAATCTATGTAATCACCCTTGCGGATGGAACGGAGATCAAAAATCTTAGAATCAATGGGAACAACTTTATTTCCAGAGATTCCATCGATGCGCTGATTTTTGAAGGGAACTGTTCGCCCATAATCATCAGCGATGGAGAGAATGAAGAAATTCATGAGAACATGGAGCTGGTTCAGATCACTCCCGTTGGAGAGGATTACTGGTTTGTCCTGCGGGATCTCTCTGCGGCGGAATTGGAAAAAATCAAAATACAGTCCGATATCGAGTACGTCGCAATGATGGCCGGGATCGAAATCTAGGAAAGGAGAATCACCATGGAACATAGCAAGAATTACCAGAAAGTAAAACGTTATCATGATATGAAGGTGTGGAATGAAGTCCGTGTCCGTAATGCCGTAAAGATGGGCTGGATCACTGAGGAGGAATTCCGGGAGATCGCCGGTAAGGATTATTGATGAGCGTCCTGGTAAGTGACCGGACAGAATCAAAGTTCGAGCCCATCACATTTTCAACGGAAGTACACAACATGCTGCGGGAGTTCATGCAGAGAAATTTTGGAGTGAAAGATTTGGAGCATTTTGTCCAGCTTCGCTATGCCTATGGAAAAGACGATGTTGAGGATTTCGGTAAATACCGTTATTTGATGTTGACTCATAAGAAGGAAATTGATCATCTGGCGACACTCATGACCAATAATGTCAGAGCAGCCAACAGTATCTATCCGACTACCATGAGAGAGTATGAAATGCGGAGGGATTACCAAACATCGGCTATTGTAAACTGCGAGCAGATTGTCAAAGAGCTGCAGCGTGTTGTGGAAACCTTTGAGGTTGACCTGAATGTTTATGGCAGGTATGTAAAAGCTATCGACCGAGAAATCGGTTTGATAAAAAAGTGGCGTCAGCGAGATAACAAAATCAAGTCATACGTGCAGTAGGGTAACATCTAAATTTGCGTCGTTTCTGGGACGAATTTCGCTAATGTGAACAACAATGGCAATACGAACTACAACAACGCGTCGAACTCTATTGGGGTTCGTCCGGATTCTCTGCCTAACCAACAGAGAAGGAGATGTTGTCCTTTCCATCAAGGATAAATAGCAAAGCCGGACGCAATTTACTACGGTAAGTATTGCTACAACGGTGAATAATCTTATGACGTATGAGGAGATAGTCTGTGACGCTAACAACTTGTATAAGGCTTACAAGGCCTCGATTAAGGGCAGCAAATGGAAGGAGACTACCCAGAAGTTCATGATAAACTTCCTGCGGCATCTTATTGCCATACAGGATGACCTTCGGGGGCGTACGCTTCAAAATGGACCAACCGAGGAGTTCTCTCTGTCCGAAAGAGGCCGGGTAAGACCGATTACAAGTATCCGCATCCGGGACCGGATCGTGCGGCATGTCTTATGTGATGAGGTGCTTCTTCCAGCAGTTCGTAAACACATCATTTATGATAATGGGGCTTCCATCAAAGGGAGGGGTATTTCGCATCAAAGGGATCGTTTCGAGGTTCATCTCCGTTGCTACTATAAGCTGCACGGTAACGAGGGCTGGATACTGTTCGGGGATTTTTCCAAGTTTTACGACAACATCATACATGAGATAGCAAAGAGGGAATTGCTGAAGCTGTTTGACGATGACGAATTCATTGACTGGCTGCTTACCCTTATATTTGAAGGCTTCAAGATTGACGTTTCTTATATGTCAGACGAGGATTATGCGTCCTGCATGGAGGACACGTTTAACAAGCTTGATTACCGAAATGTTCCGAAGAATCTGTTGACAGGCGAGAAATGGATGTATAAGTCGGTCAACATCGGAGATCAGCTTTCTCAGATTATTGGTATTTATTATCCGTACCGTATCGACAATTATGTGAAGTACGTAAGAAGTCAGAAGTTTTATGGGCGGTATATGGATGACTGGTATATCATGAACCCAAGCAAGGAAGAATTGCAGGATTTGCTCAGAAACATTTGTGCGATTGCAAAAGAACTTGGCATTCATATCAACATGAAAAAGACCCGGATTGTGAAGATTTCGAGCACCTACAAATATTTGCAGATCCGCTACACCCTCACAAAGGATGGAAAAATCATCAAGCGGATCAATCCGACCCGTGTCACCACAATGAGACGAAAACTAAAGAAATTAGCTGTAAAAGTCCAGGACGGAGAGATTCTGTATGAGAATGTAGAGAACATGTTCCGTGGCTGGATGGGCAGCTTTTATAAATTATTGTCGAGGTATCAACGGCAAAACCTGATTAGCTTGTACGGGGAGCTGTTTGACAAGACTATTATGATTGTCAATAAAAAGATGATTATAACGGATAAGTCGCAAGAAAAAACTGAAGGAGGTTATGTAGATGGATGGCTGGATGCAGATACTGCTGACGGTTTTTAGCTCAGTTTTAGCGTCTTCTGGGCTGTGGGCTTATATCGCCAAAAGAGCAGAGAAAAAAGACGTAAAGACAGAGATGCTTATAGGCCTGGGGCATGATCGAATTATGTATCTGGGAATGTCATATATCGATCGGGGGTGGATCACTTCCGATGAATATGAGAATCTTTACGAGTATCTCTATAAGCCGTATGAAAAGATGGGCGGTAACGGCTCTGCCAAGCGTATCATGAACGAGGTAAATAAACTACCTATACACAAATCACAATACAAGGAGGAATTAAATCATGAAGATGACTAACAAAACCTATAACACTTTGAAATGGATCGCACAGTATCTTCTTCCGGCTGCCGGCACGTTATATTTTGCTTTGGCCGGAATCTGGGGACTGCCCTGTGGGGAACAGGTAGTGGGCACCATCACTGCGGTGGATACGTTCTTGGGAGTGATTCTTGGGATCAGCACGGCGCAGTACAACAAGGCAGGCGGAAAATGATGAAGGGCTGCCTGTGGGTTTTGCTGCTGTATCTGGTTTACATATCGGTTCTGGTAATAGCGCTGGTCATTCTGTTTAAGTACGGAGGGCTGGCGTTTATTGCTTTTGTGCTGATTGCATCGTGTGTTGTTGGTGTGGCGGCAAATTATATTTTGGAGAAAAAAGGCCGGATGCAATAAAGGGCGATAGGTTGTGTCGGGAAGTAGGAAAATGTCGTTTACTTCGTGAGTATTCCTACATTTTTCATCTCTAAATGATGTATTCTCAAGGTTTCACGTTTCCGTTGAAGAAGCGGCGAAGGAAGGCAAGTTCTAAGAAATGCAGTAAAATCAACGATTTAAGGATGTGGTTCGGAGTGGTAAAATGTGGGAAAATGTATGTAATTTATGCATTATTCCTACACCACTCCTACACATCATTCCTACACTGAAAACATACTATTTTATTTTTTCCATTTCCTCTTTAAGCCAATCTATTTCTCGTTTTGTATATACTCGTTCTGTAATATCTTGAATAGAATGACCGACCATGTACTTAATAGCATATTCGTCTACGTGATATTTTTTGGCAATCGTAATGAAATGCATACGTCCATCGTGGGCTCTATGCTGTGGATTCAGTTTTAGTTCATCTCTAATCTTATTAAATCGTTTTTGATATTTATCATATGTAAACATATATGAGCTTCTGTGAGTGGCAGTGTCGGTACAGTTGATTAAAAAGTCGCTTCCAATTTCCTGCGCTTCTTTATATTTTTCCATAACTAAATGACGTATCTTTGAATGAATGGGTACAATACGGTTAGTTCCTGCTTCGGTTTTCATTCCACCCATAAAGGTCCAGTTATCTAAATCTATGTTTTCCAGTTTGAGTAATCCAAGTTCTTGAGGTCTCCATCCGGAATAGCATTGTATTAAAACAACGTCAACATATTTTGTGTTATCTACATGTTCCCATAATATTTGTATTTCTGTATCATTGAATGGAATATGACCTCGCTTGGCTTCCTCTTTCTCCTTTATAATGTCGTCCGATACATTGAATGTTCTAGCGTAGTTCCGGTCTACAATCTCATATTCTAAAGCATAATCCAACATAAGATTGAACATTGATTTGATTCGGGCTTTTGTTCCCGCTGAAGGCAGATGTTCTTTTCCTTTTATAATTGCAATTCCTTCGTCCATGCAACCTTTAATATGCCGAGCACGGACATCGCAAGCTCTCATGTTGTAAATAGAAGAACAGTAAGACCAGGCCGATGTAATTGTTCTGCTACTCGAATCTGATTTTAAAGTTTTAAAATACTCTTCGCTCCATCGTTCGTATAACTGTTTTACGGTGATGGCAGGTTCTAAATCATACGGATTTTTGTTATACTCAACCAGAGCAGAATAGGCATCATTATATGTTGGAAAATAGGACTCGGGTTTTAACGGTTTACATATTGGACGACCTGTTTCTGTTTTGCCGACTGTCACCATTGCACGAAATGGATTGCGAAGATTTCGTCCCTTGATTTCGCTGATCTGGCCGAATCCATTTGGTAACCGTTTGCGTTTATTTGATTTTCGGGATGTTCTTGGTTTTGCATTTGGATGCATTGGATATCCGCAATGTGGACAAACTAATGCTTTATCACTTATCTGCAGTTCACACTCAGGGCATTTAATTAACATTTTTGTTCTCCTTTCTGTTGAAACATCCGTAGCAATCATATATCATAGTGTAGGAATTGTCAACTCCTACATTTAAACTTTCTTGCGGGTTATATTTTAACCTAGATTAAGAATCGAGGTGATATATACGGTTAGCGTGAATGAAACGGTCTGTCCGAATTGCGGCGGACGGCTGAAACTTTACGATAAGGTAAAACGGATTATACGGACAAAAGGACGTGTTACAAAGTGGATAGTTATCAGAAGGGTGAGATGTCAAATATGTGGTAGGATACATAGAGAGCTGCCAGAAGATATTTTCCCATATAAACAGTATGAGGCTGAGGTTGTTCGAGGGGTGTTGGAGGGATTCATTACTCCAGAAACGATGGGTTACGAGGATTATCCGTGCGAGATGACTATGTTGCAATGGAAGGCGCAAAAAACGCAACTCCTTTTATGAAAAAAATCGAAAGGAGAAATTGCAATGAAAATTGTACAAAAAGCCGTTAAGAGATTGTATCATTTTGAATGTTGCAACTGTGGGAGTAAGCTTGAGGTTGAACCCGGCAAACTTATGGATGTCGGAAATAAAATCAGCAAGTTTTATTGCCCAACGTGTGACGCAGAACGATACATCGGATGGAATAAGGTACATGTGAAAACAATTTACGAAAACGAAGGGTAGTATAAAGCAAGATTTGAGTCGCCAACAACGACTCTTATCTTTTTTCATCATTTAAAACGCATAAAAAACATTCCCTTTTATGGAAAGGAGATGTTACTTATGATTAAAGAGGGAGACGATAAGATTTGTCCGGAATGCAACGGACTGCTGAAACCATATGATCATGTAACAAGGAGCGTTCGATCTGGATTTGGAAATATTGAGCATATAAGGATTCAGCGTTATAAATGCGTTAAATGCAAAAGGATACACCGAGAGTTGCCTAACTACTTGGTGCCATATAAACAGTTTAAGGCTGATATAATAGCTGGAGTAATAGATGGCTCGGTTGGAGTACAAAACTTGGAATATGAAGACTATCCTTGCGAAATGACCATGAAAAGGTGGACAAAAGAATATACGGGCAAAAAATAGGTTTCTAAAAATTGTAACATTTTCAGAGAAAAAGGGCTTGAAACACAAGCTCTTTTCTTTTCATTGACTTCTTTTTTACTAACAGCCGTCCTTAACCTAGAATAGCCGTAGAAAGGAGGTAAACGCAGATGGAAGAATTTGCGAGTGGTTCTGTTCCTGTCTCCGTAGCGGCTAAAGTATATGGAAAAGATGCTTCCTGGGTCCGAGCCGGCATCATATCCGGGTGGCTGCCAATCGGAAAAGCGACAAGGAACGGAAAACTGATTACAGACATTGAGGAGATGAATAGCAAGTATGGACGTATCAACTTCTATATCTCTCCCAAATTGCTGTTTGAGGAAACAGGTTATGTGTGGAAAGGAGAGCGAAAATGAGTACAACAATACGGCCAGAGTTGTCAGAGAAGAATCCGTACTGGATTGAGAAGCATCGGTACTATGAACTGAAGCACTTCTGTCTTCAGTATCCGATCTGGAAGAAAGCAAGGGCGGCACTAAGCGGTTTGAGCCAGCGACCGATTGACGCAGTTAAGCTCACTGGAAATGTCGGTGATCCGACTGCCAAGTGTGTGGAGGCGAGAGAGTTCTATTCCGAACGGATGGGGTTGATTGAAAAAGCTGCTGCGGAAACAGACGCAGAGTTGGGTGATTATATTTTGAAAGCCGTTACCCAGGGAATCTCTTATGACCATCTGAGAGCGAGAGTAAACGTGCCGTGTTGCAAAGATGTCTACTACGAATTGTACAGACGTTTCTTCTGGATATTGAATCGGATAAGAAAGTGAGGATCGAGGTATGAAAATTGTAGAGAAAGCCATTAAGCAGACCTATCGCTTTAGTTGTCCGGTATGCGGTAGCCGGTTGGAGGGTGAGAGCCAGGAGTTCGTTGATATCGGCGGAAAGGTTAATAAGTTCTTTTGCCCGGTCTGCAGAGAGGATCGTTATATTTCCTGGTCCAGCCTTAGGAAGAATATTACGTACGAGAAAGCGAAGGGTACGCAGTAAATACAAGCTCCTTTATGAAAGGAGGCATGGTTATATGTCAAAGATAAAGTCTATGATCATTTATATTTTGTCAGTAGCACTCGCATTTGAAAGCGGATTGATCGCCATCTTTGTATGTGCTATGGCAGTATTGGCTGATGAAAAGACAGAGTCAAGGAAACGCAGCAGTCGTGTCAGCTATTCAAATTATTACAACGAAAGGAGAGGAGCCTAACAAGGGCTCTTTCTCTTTACGCACAAATAACACTCTATATTATGGAACATAAAAAAATTTACATGGAGGTATCGATATGAGCATAGTAACAAAAGTAGCAAAAATGAGGTTATTCTTTCATGCTAACATGCTGGACATCTGTAATGTGGCTAACCAGTTAGGCATATTAAAAGATGATAAAGCAGAAGAAGTGATGAAAGGGCACACTATGAAATGCTTTGATGCGATGGAGCATATGGGGCTTAATGTGAAGAAGTATTTGGAAGAATCAAGGAAGGAGTCCTAACAAGGGCTCTTTTCTTTTATATTTTCAGAACGAAGGTAACGGAAAAACATGCTATTTTGGTATTTGGAAAATTCCCCGGGTAAGAAATTTGGGAGAATTTTTCAGAAAGGAGAAAGAAGTGCTGATAGTGGTTGGAATAATTGTTGGATTTTTGCTTGGTGTTGCTGCGACTCTGCATATTTTGAGAAAAGACACCATCGGAAATTTGGTGATTGCGGATGATCCGGAGGACGGTTCCTATATGTTTCTTGAAATTTCAAGATTGGACATCGAAAGACTGAGGGTACAACCGATGGTAAAACTCAATGTTGTCAATAAAGGAAAAACGCATAAATAACACCCTCTGTTATGGAACATAAAAATTCATCATTGAAAGGAGAAGAAAACGATGGATGAACAAATTAGACAGGCGTTGGCAGATGAGATTTTAAGTCAACTTAACGGTTTGAGTAATCTTCAACCGGGAAGCAAAGAGCAGCAGACGGCAGTGGAAAATGTCACCAAACTCTATAGATTGGGATTGGAGGATGTGAAAGCCGACACTGATTACGATGAAAAGTTATATCGTAGGGATGTGGATGCACAGCACGAACAGGATGAGCTGGATCGGCAGACCCGCGAGGAACAGTTCAAGAAAGATCAGTTGGCGGAACAGATGAAAGACCGATATTTCAAACTCGGAATTGAGGTGGCAGGAATCGTATTACCGCTGATCTTCTATGCGACCTGGATGAAGAGGGGGTTCAAATTTGAGGAGACGGGAACTTATACGTCAACAACATTCAGAGGATTGTTCAATCGATTCAGACCGACAAAGAAATGAATTTGAAGACAAAAAGCGGAGGGTTCGTGTGAAATGCATGGACTCTTCGCTTTTACATACGCAAAAATTGCAAGGGCTCTTATGAAAGGAGAGTGATATGTATGAAGATTACATATGAAGAAATTATGAACACTATGATAATCGAAAGGCATGACGAACTAATGTGCGCGGAAAAATGTAAATGGTTGGCGAAACGATCATTAAACCCTATTCGTAAAATACTTTTGTTCTTAGATGCTAAACGATTTATGGAACATGTTTTTGGTATGGATCTGATAATACGTAAGATTGAAAAATTAGAGAAGGAGTCCTAACAAGGACTCTTTCTTCTTGCAGTAAGGAGCGAATATGCGATACCACTATGAAAAACCGGCGATTTATCTTTCCATGTATGGTGAATGTTATATCTGTGAGCATCCGGTTTATAATAGCTGCACCTTATTCAAGATTGGCGAAAAAGGACTGGCAGTTATTCAGCAGCGTTTTGATGCAGAAACCAAGAGTACCTGGTGGAGCGAGGTGGATTCGTGGATTACAGATGACTTATATTTACATCCGAAGTTCAAGGAATATTTTGAAAATAGAGCAGGCGATTGTGTGGATGGTCTTTATCCAACAGTCACAGTCAGGCAAATTATGTGGGCTTTGAAGATAAAGCCGATACCAAGAGAACGTTGGGAAACGGTGTTTGACCGACGTGATATTTAGCGAGATTTACAACTCCTTTTACGGAAAGCTACGTATTCACGAAAGGAGAAAATTATGAGCAAAACGGAGCGGCATTTAAGTAACAAAATACGCATGTTTGAGGATATGCTATTGCGGAGCAAGAATAGCTACGAAATTGAAACGCTCAGAAATGAACTGACAAAAATGCGTATATCATTACAGAAATTACAGTATGCGAGAGAGTCCTAACAAGGGCTCTTTCTCTTTACGCTTGAAATACAACTACCTTTATGAAAACCAACGATTTGGAAAGGAGAAAAGGAGTATGGACGAAATGAAAATCAACTCAAAATTCTTGAGGAACTTGATTGCTAAGTTTGTAAAAAGAGAGGTAAAGAAAAAGGCAGGATACGAAGTGGATATTCAGCTGAATGAATTTACGGCAACGGTTACGGACGGAACGGCTCATGTTCACTTGAATGTAGATGCGGAATTGGGTAAAGACGAACTTACAAAGCTTCTGGCAGCGATTGGTTTGTAAAGAGTTGAGGGATCGTGGAGACACGGTCTCTTCGCTTTTACATACGCAAAAATCGCAAGGGCTTTTATGGAAAAATAAACTAATTTCAGGAGGGTACAATTATGATGAAAGCATTAAAGGAATACAACGAAATGGTTATGAGACCGTCATGGAAATGGCTGAAGAAGCACTGGAAAGGATATTCGGTGTTGCTGGTAATTTCGATGATTGTTCCGTACCTTTGGTTCTACTGGAGCGACATCACGGAGTACATCAAGAGCAAGTTTAAGAACCACGAAGAGGAGTCCTAACAAGGGCTCTTTCTTCTTGCGCAAAATTTACAAGGACTATTATGGAGAAACAGTTAGCTCAGTTGGGAGAGCAACGCTGAAATGCGGATGTCGAGGGTTCGAGCCCCTCACTGCTTCTCTTAAATTTTGGAGTCTTGACAGGGACTCCTAACTTTTATCGAAAGGAGAAAAAAAGAATGAAAGGAATCAGAGGCAGTACAGAATTTGAGAAGCAGTTTATTGACGTGTTCGAGCAGTTGTGCAGGAGGCACCATTCGTGGAAAGTGTGGCAGGACTTTGTGAATATGTCTGCATGTGCCATCGCTAATGCCGTGGACAAAAGACCGGAGGTCTGGAAGCTGAGGGAAGATTCGTACATGGAGACGATTAAAAACTATTCCAAGGATGAACTCAATCTTATCTCTGAGCTGCTCAGCATTACCACGTTAGCTTTGGACGAGAATCCGGCTCAGGACTTTCTTGGAAAGTTCTACATGCAGCTTGACTTTGGAAGCGGATAGCATGGTCAGTTCTTTACGCCGTGGCATGTTGCCGAACTTATGGCAAAACTGCAGTTAGGGGATGAGGCAAAAGACCAGATTGCATCCGAAGATTACATTTCGGTTTGTGACTCCTGCTGTGGAGCGGGATGTATGCTTATGGCGTTTGCAAAGGTCTGTAAAGATGATATGGACATCAACTATCAGCGGTCGGTACTTTTTGTTGGGCAGGACATAGACGAAGTTGTCGCAAAGATGTGTTACATCCAAATCAGCCTTTTGGGATGCCCTGGATATGTAGTTGTAGGGAATTCCCTTTCGGAACCTATATGTGGCACTACAATAGAACCAAACTATAAGAAGCCTGAAAGCATCTGGTTTACGCCATTATATTTTACCGATGTGTGGACCTTACGCAGGATAAAATCCTGGAACGCAGAAGTACGAAAGCTGGAAGAGACGGTGAAAGAAGAAAAAGAATCTCCTAAATCCGAGGAGATCTCTAAAATCACAACACCGGAGATTATACGGTCTGTTCCAACAGTACATAAACCGCCGCAAATGCCGGTCATGAAAAAATCGGAGGGCAAGAAGCCGTTTTCATGGAAAGAGTTTTTCACAGTGAAAGGAAAGGGTAAAAGATGAATTTGAAGCAAAAGTTCTACAGAATGTGTAGTAGGTCGAGGTTATATTTAAAACGTTCCTCTCCCACTATTTTGTGCTGTGTGGCTGCCGTTGGCGTAGTTGGAACAGCGGTGGCCGCTGTCAAGGTGACTCCTAAAGCTATGAAGTTGTTGGAAGAAGCTACGGACGAAAAGGGAACAGATTTAAGCAGGACAGAGATTGTCCTCACTGTTGCTCATTTGTATATCCCGGCGGCTGCTATTGGAGCCGGCACCATCTTCTGTATTTTCGGAGCAAATGCTCTTAACAAACAGCATCAGGCAAGATTAATGAGCGCTTACGCTTTGCTTAGAAACTATCACAAGGAATATCGTGATAAGTTGATCGAACTGCATGGCGAAGAAGCAGATGCCGAAATCCGAAATGCCATGATACGGGAACATTGCAATTTCCATCCGCTTGATTCAGATGTTCCAGACGGTAAAGTTATATTTTACGATGAAATATCCGGGGAATCTGTTACGCGGTATGAGCGGGAAGTGATAGATGCTGAGTATCATTTCAATCGCAATTTTACAATGAGAGGTTATGCATTCCTTAACGAGTTCTACGAATTTCTGGGATTGCCTATGACCGAATACGGAGGAACCGTTGGGTGGTCCATGTCTTCTGGAATCATGTGGGTAGATTTTGAACATCGGCTGATTGATAATGACGATGGGGGAACTGCCTGTTATTCCATTGACATGGTATTTCCACCGGAAGTCCTGGAAGAATGGGAATGCTGACAACTCCGCAAAATTTGCAACCACTATTATGAAAGGAGGAGATGCTTTATGACTGGAGCGGTAATTAAAGGAATCGGATTGGCGGCGACTGTAATTGGGATGGGGACATCACTCATCACCGATTGGGTCAACGAAAAGAAGATGGATGAAAAGATCGAAGAAAAAGTGAATGAGGCATTGGCCAGGAAAGAACACGAAGAAGAGGAGTCCTGAACAAGGGCTCTTTCTTCTTGCACACAATGCGCAGAGGAGGCAGCGCAATGAGCAACGATTATATTTTGTCCGTGATTCGGGAATATGCGGATGAATACCTGAAAGAACCGGGATGGCGTATGTCAAAAGAATGGTTCAAGCAGGTTTCGTATAGCCGGTGGGCGGTGGGTGAAATATTGAAAAGCATTGAAGAATCCCGATTCACGCCGCCCATCATGGTTGTTGAGGATTTCATCCGTAAAATGGATGACTTCTCATGCCGGAACAAAAAGACCAGTTTTATATTTTCAGTCGCACATGACATGGCAGAGAATATTTTGGACGTTCTGATTGCCATGAAATGACATATCGAAAGGAGAAAAATGATGAAAGTATTAAGAAAACAGGAAGTATCTATTCAGACAACAGGCGAGTTCAAGGTCGGAGATCAGATTCAGATCGGAAAGTATACCGCTACCTGCCAGAAAGTCACCAGGAAAGGGGCACTCTTCCTTTTGGACCAGTATCTGGATGAGGCCTTTAAGATGAATCGCGAGAATACGAACGAGGGCGGCTATGAGGCGAGCGACCTGCGTAAAGAGCTGCAGGAGAACAGTGTTCTGGAAATCTTCGATTCTGTCCGGGAAATGATGGTTCCGTTCAAGAATGGCGATTTGCTCCGTATTCCGTATGCGGAGGAATTCTTCGGTGATGTCGATTCTTATGAACCGAGCGGAAAGAAACAGTGGCCGCTTATGGAAGACCGCAAGAATCGAATCGCCATCCGAGAAGGAGAAGCTTATGAGTGGGGCTGGCTGCAGAACAAGCTGAAGTCTTCTGGGACGAATTTCGCTCTTGTGAGCAGCTTTGGCTATGCGAACTACGGCTACGCGTCGGACTCTATTGGGGTTCGTCCGGTTCTCCGCTTGCGGTTAGGCTAATCTCCGCCCCTTGTGGGCGGTTTATATTTTGAAAGGAGAAGCGATGAAATGAAGAAACCTGATTTCTCCCGGATTGCCAAAAGTGTAAAGGTAGGGTTGCATAAACATAGCCCTGAAATCCTTACCGGGGTTGGCATCGCCGGGATGATTACCACCACTGTATTGGCAGTGCGGGCAACGCCCAAAGCGCTGATTCTTATCGAGGAGGAGAAGCGCCGGCAGAATAAAGAACTGTATGAAGATGCCGAAAGGAAAAGATTAGACAGCCATCCGAAAGTTGACCAGCTAAAGCCGATAGAGCTTGTTCGGACTACTTGGACCTGTTATATTCCAGCTACTATCACTGGCGCACTTTCTATTGCCTGCCTGATTGGAGCCAGCTCCGTGAACATTCGGCGTAATGCAGCGCTGGCCGCGGCCTATTCTCTGTCGGAGTCCGCTTTAAAAGAGTACCAGGAGAAGGTAATTGAGACCATCGGGGAGAAGAAAGAGCAGGAAATCCGGGATGCGGTAGCAAAGGACAAGATTCAGCGTGATCCGGTCGTGAATAAAGAGGTCATCATCACAGGACGCGGGGAGACTCTCTGCTACGATACGATTACATCCCGATATTTTAAGTGTGATATTGAAAAGCTCCGGAGGGTGGAAAACGAGCTGAATAAAAGGCTTATCAGCGAGATGTATATTTCGCTGAACGAGTTCTATTACGAGATCGGATTGCGTTCTACTGATATTGGTGATGACCTCGGATGGAATCTGGCAGACGGTTTTATCAACCTGGAGTTCAGTTCACAGCTTGCAGAGGACGAAACGCCTTGTCTTGTGATTGGATACCGGGTAGCGCCAAGGTATGATTTTCGCACCTTGATGTAACTGCGCAAAAATTACAATGCCTTTAATGGAAGAATCCACACTATTTCATAAACGAAAGGAGAACAATTATGGAACCTAATGAAGTAATGGAAAACGAGGAAGTTATCGAGACGGCTACGGAGGAGATCGTGAAAGCGAGTTCTGGATGCGGGTTTAAGATGGCGGCGGGTTTCGGCTTGGGCATTCTTGCAGGTATGGCTATCTGTAAGCTGGCAAAGCCGGTAATCGCCAAGATCAAAGCGCGGAAAGCAAAGCCCATGATCACTACGGCGGCGGACGATTTTGATGACGACCACTTTGACGACGAAGAGGAGTCCGAAGAAGAATCCGAGGAATGATATTCGGTGGATCAGACGAGGGGAGAGTACCTGTAACAGGGTGCTTTCCCTTTTTTCGTTTCCTGGAAGGAGGATTGCAATGAATAGGTATTTGTATGATGGACCGGTCATGGAGTTTGACCGTTGCGTCCAGAGTAACTGGAAAGGAGAGACAATGGCCGCATCTGAGACAAAAGCCCGGAGTAATCTTTCCTACCAGTGGAAGAAAAGGAACAACCGCATTGCCAGCGTGAAGATTACGTTGCCCGGCAAACTGCGGGAGATAAGCTGAAAGGAGAAACTATGAGAAATGAAGAAAATTTGGTGGGTTCGGTACTGTTTATTCTAGGGGTGGCGGCACTTGGATACGCCATGCATGTAACCAGTAAAATGAATAAACTCTGCGCAAAACTGGACTTATCCGTGGATGAATTATCAGAATCCATTGACATATCTATGCCAGATGCAATCGTTAAGGAAGCTGTTGATCGGGCGGCTGATAGAGCGGCATATAAGGCTGTACAGTCTGCCACCGTAACAGCTGTGAACCAGGTTCGTCATGACATACAGAAAGAAGTCAAGACGGCTGTGGATAGCGCTTATGCCGATTTGCGTGGAAAAGTTGAGAGAGAAATCTCGGACCAAATCGGTAATATTGACATAAGTTCAATAAAGCGGGATGTAATTAAAAAGGCTGGAGAAAAAGCCGCCGAAAAGTTTGAGAGTGATTTGGAAGATATTTTAGAGAAGTACAATAGTGATCTCAATAATGTCTCCAAAATCTACAATTCCATTGCTAAGTCAATCTCCAGTCGTGATGACAGCAAAGAAATGACGTTCAGGATTGCATAAGAAAGGAGAATTATATTTTATGGAAGAATACAAGCCAAACTCCCATAAATCTAAGGAAGAACAGCAGACGGCGCCCCCTGAAAAGAAAGTGGAAAAAGTGGTCAGCGGGTCTGTAAAATCCAGAAAGAAAAGTGAGATTCAGAAATTTGCGGATGTGTTTATCCAGGAGGATGCGCAGAAAGTAAAGTCTTATATTCTGATGGATGTATTGGTACCGGCGGTAAAGAAAGCCATATCGGATATTGTGACAAACGGGATTGACATGATCCTGTACGGAGAGACTGGGCGAACAAAAAAGAACGGAACGGCTTCCAAGGTATCTTACAGGAGCTATTACGACAAGAGGGATGACCGCAGGGATTATGGTTCTTCCAGAACGCGGACAGGGTACGACTATGATGATGTTATCCTAGACAATCGCGGGGAAGCAGAAGAAGTCCTGTCTCGAATGGATGAACTGATTGCTACATATGGCCTTGTCAGTGTGGCAGACTTCTACGATCTGGTAGGAATCACGGGCAGCTATACAGACAATAAGTACGGCTGGACAGATATTCGGAATGCATCGGTGGTAAGGGTTCATGACGGATACACGATTAAACTGCCGAGAGCGTTGCCGTTAAACTAAAAAATATGAAAAGGAGCAATAATCATGAAAGCAAATGAAATTATGAGTAAAGCCAGTGGGGCTTTGAATAAGATCGGGTTCGGCTTGAAGAAGCGCAGCCCTGAGATTCTGGTGGCGGTTGGTGTTGTGGGCACTGTTGTAAGTGCTGTAATGGCCTGCAAAGCGACCACGAAAATCAACACAATCCTGGACGAGACCAAGGAGCAGTTGGACAAGATCCATGAGTATGCGGGGAATCCCGATGTGGCGGAGAAGTACAATGCGGAAGACGCTAAGAAGGATACAGCTATCGTTTATGCCCAGGCAGGTGTAAAGCTGGCCAAGCTATATGCTCCGGCGGTGGGGCTTGGGATTTTGTCCATCAGCAGCATTCTGGCATCCAACAATATCCTCAGGAAACGCAATATGGCAATCTCAGCAGCTTTGGCGGCAGCTACCCAGGACTTTAAAGATTACCGCAACCGTGTTATAGAGAGGTTCGGAAAAGAAGTGGACCATCAGCTCCGTTATAACATTAAGGCCGAGGAAATCGAGGAGACTGTTACAGATGAGAAAGGCAAGGAGAAAAAGGTCAAGAAGAGCATCGAGGTTGCCGATCCGAATGCCAGCGGTTATGTGAAGTATTTCACAAGGAGCAATCCTTACTGGGAGGAAGACTCTTCCTATGTCGAGATGTTCCTGCGTTCCCAACAGAACTACGCCAATGACAAACTGAAAGCAACTGGGCATCTCACTCTGAACGATGTTTATGATATGCTCGGATTCCATGACAGTAAGGCTGGCATGGTAGTTGGCTGGATTTATGATTTGGATCACCCGAATGGAGACAACTACGTGGAATTCGATGTGAAGAAAGTGAATCTCCCGAACGAGCAAGGCGGGTACGAAGAGGCTTACGCCATCGACTTCAACGTGGACGGCAATATTTATAATGAGATGATTTGAAGGGAAGGGTATGCCTCTATGCTATCCGGGAACTTTGATCGCGATTTGGCTGACTATCCTTATCTGTTTTAGGGATGGCCAGCCTTTATATTTTAGAAAGGAGTGGCTGACATGTACAGAAGAATACGAATGCTTTTGCTTCTTTTGATATTTTGTGTTGTTGGGAATTGTGCATCTGTTTGCGGAGAAATTGTCTCCGTTGCAGAGCCGGTCAGTACAGAATCCATACTGATTTCCGAACAAATCGAAGTGTCAATAAACGAAGAGGAGCATTCTGGCATTCCTGCCGCGGTTGAAGTAAAAGAACTTTTGGATAACAGCGAAGAGGCAGGACTTTCAGAAGAAGATATCGATTTGATTGCTCTGGTGACAATGGCTGAGGCAGAGGGGGAATCGGAGTACGGAAAGCGGTTGGTGATCGATACGGTTTTGAACCGCGTAGATTCCGAGCATTATCCCGATACGGTCTTTGAAGTTGTTTATCAGCCCAGTCAGTTTTCATCCATGTGGAACGGACGTGTAGACCGATGCTGCGTCACGGATGAAATATGTCAGCTTGTCAGGGAAGAACTTCTGGAACGGCAAAACTATGAAGTTATATTTTTTACGGCGGGCGGATACGGCAAATATGGAACTCCTATGTTCCAGGAAGGAAACCATTACTTTAGCAGTTATGAATGAAAGGAGAATCTTATGAATAGCGGATTAGTTGTCATGTCTTATACTTTATCGGCGTTGTCCGGAATCTGTTTTATAACGGGGCTGGCAGTCCTGTTTGGGGGAAGGAGCGGAAAGTATGGAAAATTTTGAGGCCATTATCGCCATGTTGGACTTCACCCTGGATTCCAAACGTAAGCGGCACATTGTCGGTGGCATTCTGCTGAGCGTGTCGTTTCTGTTTGGAGGCTTGGCGCTTACCACCATGACATTAAAGACGGAGGAAAAGCGGGATGAGTAGAGGATTATATTTGACGGCGTTTGCCACTGGGGCGATAGCTGGCTCTGTGGTGACGTGGTGTTTTGTAAAAAAGAAGTACGAGAGGATTGCCCAGGAAGAGATCGACTCCGTGAAAGAGGTCTTTGCCAGGAAGGAATTTGATTCCGGGGTAAAAGAGATGACCAAAACCGGAGAAGAGGTCGTAAAAGGGCTGAATGACGGAATCAGACAGGCAGCCGAACAAGCAAAAGAAAAGCCCGATCTTGTACAGTATGCCGCTATGGTCCAAAAATACGGAGGAACTGTTGGCGAGGAAAAGGAGGCTCCCATGAAAGAAAAATTTCCTTATGTCATATCGCCAGAAGAATTTGGCGAGTTTGAGGATTATGAGAAGATAAGCCTTACCTATTATTCGGACGGTGTCCTGGCAGATGAGAATAATGAAGTTGTAGATGATGTGGAGGATATTGTCGGTGATGCTCTGGATCACTTCGGCGAGTATGAAGATGATTCTGTATTTGTCAGATGTGATGAGCGGAAATGTGACTATGAGATTCTTATGGATCAGCGGACATTTTCAGAAGTGGCCGAGAATAATCCCCGTCAGGTGGAGGTACGATGAGAAACGAGCTGATTAACGAATACTTTGAATGGATGTACCGGCTCGTGTGCAAAGATGCCAAAGGACTGTCCTACCGGAAGCTGCTCTGTAAACTTTTTGATACTCCGTTTAACTACACGATTGCTATGGACGGCAACCGAGTGGAAGATGGGGTGGATTTGCGGTATCGGTTTGGCTATGAATGTGGTTTTGATAATTCGGCAGTAGCAGACTGTCTGGATGACAAAGACTGCAGTGTATTGGAGATGATGGTCGCCCTTGCCATTCGATGTGAAGAGCATATCATGGACAACCCGGATATCGGGGATAGAACCGGCAAATGGTTTCTGGACATGATTGTAAATCTTGGTTTGGAGAAGATGACGGATGATCATTTTGACAAGCGGTATGTCGAGAGGATTCTGCATCGGTTCCTGAACCGGGAATATGGACGAAATGGCGATGGCGGCCTCTTCACAGTACATCATAGCCGGATTGACATGCGGTCGGTGGAAATATGGTATCAGGCAATGTGGTACCTCGATGAGGTGCTTAAGAGCTGAATTATATTTTGAGAGGAGAGATATACGATGAAGATGGTAGATTGCTACAATCTGCATGAGGTGGCTGCTGTTGCCAACCGTAATACAGAAACTATTGTACGGATGATACAGCGGGCAAACGGGGAAATCGGGAGGCTGAAAAGAAAGAACCGTTCCAATGCTATGGTCGGATTTATATTTGGCGTTGCCGTGGAACTTTGCTTTCTGGCGCAGAACCAGAAAATCAATGAGCTGGAAGAAAAGCTCAGCAATATGAACGAGGAAATTAAGGAGCTTAGGGACAGGGAAGGAGATTAAAAATGCGATGATTGACTTTCTTATGATTTCAACACGCAGCACAAAGCGTGGGATAATAGAAATCTATCCAAAGTTTATTGTCAGGACAAGCTCCGATTTGATGATCCGGGGCGGGGACTTCTATGCTATCTGGATTGAGGAACGTGGTTTATGGTCAACAGATGAGCAGGATGCATTACAACTGATTGACCGTGAACTGGATAGATATGCGGAGAAGAACCGCCAAAGTTTTGATTCCAATATTAAAGTCCTCCATATGTGGGACGCCGAATCAGGCATGATTGACCGGTGGCATAAATATTGCCAGAAGCAGATGAGGGACTCTTTCCATATGTTGGACGAGAAACTTATATTTTCCAACACGCCTACCGACAAGAAAGACTACGCCAGCAAAAAGCTGAATTATCCGCTTGAAGCTGGCGATTTGTCTGCTTATGACAAGCTGATGTCGGTATTATATTCCGAAGAAGAGAGGCACAAGATCGAATGGGCCATTGGGTCAGTCGTATCCGGGGAATCCAAAAAGCTTCAGAAGTTTATGGTTTTGTATGGGGCTGCTGGAACCGGAAAATCAACGGTTCTTAACATCATACAGCAGCTCTTTGAGGGATACTATTCGGTCTTTGATGCTAAAAGTCTTGGCTCTTCAAACAACTCTTTTGCTTTGGAAGCGTTTAAGAGCAATCCGCTGGTCGCTATCCAGCACGATGGAGACCTGTCAAAGATTGAGGATAACACAAGGTTGAACAGTCTGGTCTCCCACGAACTTATGACAGTGAACGAAAAGTTCAAATCGACCTATTCCAACCGTTTCAAATGTTTCCTTTTCATGGGCACAAATAAGCCGGTAAAGATTACGGACGCAAAATCAGGTCTGATACGAAGACTGATTGATGTGTCTCCAACCGGTGAAAAATTAGACCCGAAGGACTACAAAGCGATTGTGAAGCAGATTGATTTTGAGCTTGGCGCAATCGCATACCATTGTCAGGAAGTGTATTTGGCGAGTCCCGGAGAGTATGACGATTATATTCCGATTACGATGTTGGGCGCGTCAAATGACTTCTACAATTTCATCATCGATTCCTATCATGTATTCAAGAAAGAAGACGGCACAACTTTGAAAGCCGCCTGGGAAATGTATAAGACTTACTGCGATGAGGCAAAAGTCGGTTTTCCATTTTCCCAGAGAGTTTTTAAGGAAGAACTTAAAAATTACTTCTATGAGTACAAGGAGCGCTTCAATTTTGATGATGGTACAAGGGTGCGCAGTTATTATGTTGGTTTCCGGACTGAAAAATTTGATGAAAGGAAGGAAAATAAAAAAGAACAGGAAATGAAACCGTTACTGCAGTTTGATTGCACGGAATCTATATTTGACCGTGAGTGTTCCGGCTGCCCTGCGCAGTACGCTTCATCCCAGGAGACACCATCTAAAAAGTGGGATGCAGTAAAAACGAAGTTGGCGGCATTGGACACATCAAAGCTGCATTATGTAAAGGTTCCAGAAAATCATATAGTCATTGACTTCGATATTACGGACGAGACTGGGAACAAGAGTTTTGAAAGGAATGTTGAAGAGGCAAGCAAGTGGCCGCCTACCTATGCCGAACTGAGCAAAAGCGGGGCTGGAATTCATCTCCATTATATTTATGCGGGAGATCCGGCGAAACTCAGCAGGATTTACGACGACCATATCGAAGTGAAAGTGTTCACCGGCAACAGCTCTCTTCGGAGAAAGCTGTCGAAATGTAACAATCTGCCGATTGCCACGATTAGCTCCGGGCTGCCACTGAAAGGAGAAAAAATGGTAAATTTTGACGCTATAAAGAGCGAGAAAGGACTTAGGACTCTGATTATGCGGAATCTCAATAAGGAGATTCATCCGGGAACTAAGCCGAGCATCGATTTCATTTATAAAATTTTGGAAGACGCCTACGCAAGTGATTTAAAGTACGATATCACAGACATGCGCAATGGCGTTCTTGCTTTTGCTGCCAACAGTACAAACCAGGCGGATTACTGTATCAAGCTCGTGAACAAGATGCAGTTCAAGTCGGAGGAGGCTTCTTCTGGGATGAGAAATGAAGATGCAAAACTGGTTTTCTACGATGTGGAGGTATTTCCGAATCTCTTCCTTGTAAACTGGAAGATCGAGGGTGAGGGAAAACCGGTAGTCCGCATGATTAACCCGGCTCCTGCAGAGATTGAAGAACTGATGAAATTCCGTCTGGTGGGATTTAACTGCCGGCGGTATGACAATCATATTCTCTACGCAAGGCTTATGGGATATGACAATGAGCAGCTTTACAACCTTTCCCAAAGGATTATCAGCGGAAGTGCCAACTGCTTCTTTGGGGAGGCTTATAACGTCAGTTATACGGACGTTTATGACTTTTCCAGTAAAAAGCAGTCCTTAAAGAAATTCGAGATTGAGTTGGGCATTCACCATCAGGAACTGGGATTGCCCTGGGATCAACCGGTACCGGAGGAACTCTGGACGAAAGTTGCCGAGTATTGCGACAATGATGTTCTGGCTACAGAAGCGGTGTTCAATGCAAGGAAGTCAGATTTCACGGCAAGGCAGGTTCTGGCCGATGTGGCAGGTATGACTGTTAATGACACGACCAACACGCTGACAACCAGGATTATATTTGGCAACAACCGGAAACCGCAGGATCAATTCAATTATCGGGATATGGGGATTGACGAGTTACCGTTCGGTAAAGAGGAAGAGAACTTTTATAATTTGTTCAACGAAGACGGTAAACCTGAGTTTCCCGGTTACACCTTTGAGCATGGGAAGTCTATCTATCGCGGAGAAGAAGTCGGCGAGGGAGGTTATGTCTATGCCGAGCCTGGAATCTATGGAAACGTGGCATTGCTGGATATTGCATCCATGCACCCAAGCAGTATTGTGGCAGAGAATCTTTTTGGTGATGTATATACTCAGCGGTTTAAGGAGATTCTGGATGCCCGTATCGCTATCAAGCATAAAGACTTTGATAAAGCCAGAAAAATGCTGGGTGGGGCTTTGGCGAAATACTTAACGGATGAGGATTCGGCAGCAGATCTGGCCCAGGCACTGAAGATTGCGATCAACTCTGTGTATGGCCTGACTTCGGCTACATTCGAGAATCCTTTCCGAGATGTTCGCAACAAAGACAATATCGTGGCGAAACGTGGAGCTCTGTTCATGGTAAACCTTAAACACGAGGTACAGGAACGGGGCTTTACTGTTGCCCATATCAAGACGGACTCCATCAAGATTCCGGATGCAACGCCGGAAATTATTCAGTTTGTCATGGAGTTCGGCAAGAAATACGGATACACCTTTGAGCATGAGGCTACCTACGACAAAATGTGCCTGGTCAACGATGCAGTTTATATTGCCCGTTATAAGGACGGAAAGCACGCTGGGGAATGGACGGCTACCGGCACTCAGTTTGCGGTTCCGTATGTTTTCAAGAAGCTGTTTAGCAAGGAAGATATTGTGTTTGAGGATCTGTGTGAGGCGAAGTCCGTCAGTAGCGCATTATATTTGGACATGAACGAGGATATGCCGGATGTGACCGAGTATGAGAAAGAGTTGGCCAAGGCCGAGAGCAAGTATAAGAAAGGCGAATTGTCTGATACCACATTTGAGAGAATGGGGCAGGAGTTGGTCCCTCTTATTGAGAAAGGGCACAATTATATTTTCATAGGCAAGGTTGGAAACTTTTGTCCAATTAAGGCGGGCTGCGGAGGCGGCGTGCTTTACCGCGAAAAGGACGGAAAATATTATGCCGCAACAGGATCGAAAGGCTACCGGTGGCTGGAATCGGAGATGGTCAGGGAGCTCGGCAAGCAGGCCGACATTGATGAGCAGTATTATATTTCTATGGTAGATGAAGCGATTGCTACAATCTCTAAGTACGGAGACTTTGAACAGTTTGCTTCTGATGACCCCTATGTAAAAGCTGAAAATTGGGATTTTATGAATATTCCGGATGGAGTAGACGAAGAAATCCCGTTTAATTAAAAGAAAAGGAGAAAGAAAAATGTCAAGAAGAATACCACCTATCAACATCGAGAACGCGAGGATTATTTTCAGGAATTTTTCCGGCAAGGAGACAAAGTACAACCGGAAAGGGGATCGGAACTTCTGTGTAATCATCGAAGATCCCGACATGGCTCAGCAGCTGGCAGCGGATGGATGGAATGTGCGTATCCTGCCGCCCCGTGATGAGGACGAGGAAGCAAGAAATTATATTCAGGTTGCCGTGAGCTATAAGGTCATTCCGCCGAAAGTTATCATGGTGACGAGGCGGGCGCAGACCCCGCTGGACGAGGAGTCCGTGGATTCCCTGGATTATGCAGAAATCCGGAATGTAGATCTGACCATCAATCCATCCGAGTGGGAAGTCAATGGAAAAACCGGCATCAAAGCTTACCTGAAGACAATGTATGTCACTATTGAGGAAGACGAGTGGGCAGAGAAGTATGCAGCGCTTGAGGGGCCGCAGGAATAAAGCGACGAGGGGCGGCGACTGATCATGGTTGCCGCTCTCTTCTGTTTCAGAAAGGAGAATTTAATGGTTGGAAACACCAAGTTCGTAGATTTTGAGAAGTATTGCAAAACCTGCGAGTATGAAAAGAAGAAAGATACTGACAGCCCATGCAACGAGTGCCTTGATACCTGTGCCAGGGAAGGAACCGATGAGCCGGAAATGTGGAGGGAAAAAGAGAGATGAAAAAATCCCCGGTTAAAATTCCGAAGAGATCTTATGCTTTCGTGGACGGTTCTTTCAATCCTACAACAAAGATTTATGGTTGTGGCGGATTTCTGATTGACCAGTTTGGAAAGAGACATGTTATACAGGCAAGCAGCGACAATGAAGAATGGGCGGTTATGAGAAATGTAGCCGGCGAAATCCTTGGGGCGAAAAAGGTAATGGAACTGGCAAGGAAGCTCCAGATGAAAAAGCTGATTATATTCTACGACTATGAAGGAGTTGCCAACTGGCCTTTGGGAATATGGAAAGCAAAGAAACCTGTTACCAAGGACTATGTTCAGTTTGCCTGTTCCATTATCGCTTGTGGCGTAAAGTTATATTTTCGCCATGTAAAGGGGCATTCTGGTATTTCCGGTAACGAGGAGGCTGACCGGCTGGCAAAAGAGGCTGTCGGATTATTGAAGAAATGATACAGGAGGAACTTTATGGCTGGAATACAGTTGCGTGACTACCAGTTAGATGCGGTACGTCGGATGAAAAACGGCTGCATCCTGTGTGGCGGAGTTGGTAGCGGTAAGTCTCGCACTGCTCTCGCCTACTATTATTTATGCGAAGATGGGGAGATTGGTACGGACGAATATGTCCCGATGGGCGATCCGCCAAAAGACCTTTATATTATCACCACTGCCCGAAAAAGGGACACCTGCGAGTGGGAGGGAGAACTTTCACCGTTCTTGCTCTCGCCTAATCATGAAGTTAATCTCTACTCCAACAAAGTGGTTATTGACTCATGGAACAACATCCAGAAGTATGCCGAAGTGCAGAATGCTTTCTTTATATTTGACGAGCAGCGGGTTGTCGGTACCGGAGCCTGGGTAAAAGCTTTCTTGCGAATAACAAAAGCAAACCGATGGATTCTGCTGTCGGCCACTCCTGGGGATACATGGCAGGATTATATTCCGGTGTTCATTGCCAACGGTTTCTATAAGAATAAAAGCGAGTTCACAAGGGAGCATATTGTTTACAGTCATTTTACCAAGTTCCCTAAAGTTGACCGATACCTGAATACCGGACGGCTGATACGGCTTCGGAACTCTATTCTGATTAGCATGGATTTCAAACGGGAAACAATCTCCCATCATGAGGATGTGTTCGTGCCTTATAGCATTGAGAGGTATAAGGATGTTTGTCGTACACGGTGGAATCCTTGGGAGAATAAGCCGATTGAGAACGCTGCGGAGTTCTGCTACGCATTGCGGAAAGTGGTCAATTCAGATGAATCAAGGCAGGTTGCATTGTTGCAGATTTTGGAGAAGCATCCGAGGGCAATTATATTTTACAACTTCGATTACGAGTTGGAGATCCTAAGAGAAATGTTTTTGGGCAGGTGTGATTCTAAACTGGGCGGTTTCGAGATGGCCGAGTGGAACGGACATGCGCATCAGCCAATTCCAGAGTCAGAAAGCTGGGTATACCTTGTTCAGTACAATGCGGGAGCTGAAGGGTGGAACTGCATCAAGACAGACACCATTATATTTTACTCGCAGAACTATTCTTACAAAATCATGGTACAGTCCAGCGGGCGGATTGATAGGATGAACACTCCCTACACGGATTTATATTATTACCACCTGAAAAGCCGATCAGGGATTGATTTGGCAATCAGTAAGGCACTGAAAGATAAGAAAAAGTTCAATGAAACCGGATGGGCAAAATGGTGATGGAGAATGAAAGGAGAAAGCTGTGAAAAAGAAATTAGAAAGCTTTTTGGTGTGTGCCGATTTTTCCAATGATATTCCGGTACTTGTTGTCGGGACAAAGGTTAAAAACGGTATAAACATCATCAATGCTTTTAAGGGTGAGGAAGCTGAAAAGCTGTATCAAAAACTCACTGTTAAAAAGGAGGATGTTTAAATTGACTTTTATTGCTTTTTGTGAGGCTATTATTGAACGTCCTTTATTGGAACATGAGATAAAACTAATTAAGTATTTGGAAGAACATCCGGATGCGAAAGTTATATATCCCAAGGCACGAGGATTGACAAAAATGCCTTATCAGGAATGGCTATCTATATTACATGTTTTATATAAAGGCTGTGAAAAGGAGAACGAAAATGAGCTATCAGTACGACCAGTATCTGGCCAAACATAAAGAAAATGTGAGAAACGGCTTTGACTGGCTCCAAACCAATCTTCCGGAGCTGGTAAAGGACGTACCCAATTTAGGGTGGCAAACTGGTTTTGCGCATGACCAGTCAAAGTCTGAGCCGGACGAATACGAGGCATATGACGCTTACTTCTATGGCGGCAATCGGTCTTTCAAAGTGGTTCAGGAATACCGAAAAGCCTGGTTGATGCATCTCCATCGAAATCCTCATCACTGGCAGCATTGGGTGCTGATTAACGACGATCCAAAAGAGGGCGAGATTCTCATAGAGATGCCAATCAATTATATTTTTGAGATGGTTTGTGATTGGTGGGCATTCAGTTGGGCGAAAGGGAATCAGCAGGAAATCTTCAAATGGTATGACGAGCATAAGAACTACATGAAGCTGCATCCGAATACCAGAAAGAAAGTGGAAGAGATTCTCAGCAAGATAAAGGAAAAACTGGATGGTAGTTCCGAACTCGCCCATCACGGAGTCGAGGGACAAAAATGGGGTGTACGGAATGGACCACCATATCCAATCAAGAAAACGGTTGAAAAATCCGGAGAAGGTGCTACCATTGAAGATACATACATTCATAAAAGCGTTGGAGCAAAGGCTCGGAACTATGATATTTTAGACCCGGCGACTGGAGAATACTTTCATTTCTCGGAGGGAACCAGAATCAGAGAATCGAAAGTGTTTGCCGGAAAAGGCGGTGTAAAAGAACTGGAGCCGGAAGTTGCTCAGGGACTTTCCGAACAGATTGGCGGCGATCCCGATGAATGGCAGCACTGCAAAGGAATTGGAACGATTGACTGTGATGGTGAAGATGTTGATGCGGAGGTGCATTGGTTCCAGGAACCATCGGTGGGAAAACACAAATTCAAAGTGAAGAAATGGCTGGAATGAGGTGAAGAATATGAAAGTTAGGTGGAAAGGAAAAACAGATTTTCTGGTACTTACGCACGACAAAGTATACACTGTCCTCGCAGTAGAAAAGGGGTGGTATCGGATTGTGGACGACAGCGGGGACGACTATCTGTATCCCCCGGATCAGTTTGAGGTCGTAGAAGAATAAATCATTGATATTTTGGTATAAGAGTAGCTCGGTTTGTCTTAACGGATAAATTCGGGCTATTTTTATGCTTATTTTTGAAAGGAGAAGAACATGAAAGTATTTATTAGTGGTCCCATGAAAGGGTATCCCAACTTCAACAAGGAAGCCTTTGATCAGGCAGAAAAAGAACTGATTCAGCAGGGCTATACAGTTTTTAATCCGGCATGGATGGATTTTTCTGGAGAATGGACCAAACAGGACAAACGGGCGATTGATGCGGCCATCATGAGCCGATGCGATGCTGTATATCAGTTACCCGGATGGGATGGATTAGGAAACAGTGGAAGCCGCATGGAATGTGCGTTTGCTCAGGGGGCAGGAATGATATTTTTGGAAAAGGATGCAAACGGTTTCTTCTTTGTCGCAAATAAGGAGAATTGAAAAATGTTAGGCGACTATATTAAAAGATTAACTGATAAAGGATACAAGATTTCTTTTGAAAATCCTATTGAAGAAGCAGACTGGATGTGTATCAAAATTTCTAAAAATGGTTTTAGTACAGAAATTACCATTTCCCCGTGTGACATAAATATGTCTGTCTTGCCAATAGAAAACATGTTGCTAAAAACTATTGAAAATATTGTGGGAACACGCGTTTTGGAACTTTGAAAGGAGAAAAAAGATGGATTGGAGATGCACCTGTTTAAATGAGCGAGTGGATAACCGCCCAACATTTACGATTGGAAATCGAGGGCAAGGAAAGACAACGTTGCTCATAAAACGAGCCGCAGAAACAAATGGTGTTATTGTTTGTCCTACTAACGAGATGGCTATTTATATTTCTCGGATGGCAAAGGAACTCGGACATTCGATTCCTAAACCAATTACTTATGATATGTGGCAACAAACTTTTCGCCGAATGAGAAATCAAAAATACTATTTTGATGAATATGGCATGATACTCTTATGGGATATTCAGAAGGAAATGGGATGTTTTGAGCAGGTCGGTGTTAAAGACATCATGATTGACCGGGAGTCGATAAATCATTTGAATGATATTTTAGGCGGGTTGAAAGTATACAATATGGATGGCAAGAAATTAAAATTAAAAATAGAGCTTTGTGAGGAGGATTAAGCGGTATGGATTTTAACATTATTGCAGTGGATTTCGATGGGACTCTGTGCGAGAATAAGTGGCCGGAAATCGGAGAGCCGAATAATGAGCTAATCGCTTACCTGAAAAAGCGCCAGGAAGCAGGAGACAAACTGATTCTGTGGACTTGCCGTGTCGGTGAGGTACGTGATGCCGCAGTTGCTTGGTCTGCTGAGCAGGGACTTATATTTGACGCAGTCAACGAGAATCTGCCAGAGGTTCTGGAATGGATGGGCGGCGATACCAGAAAGATATTTGCCAACGAGTACATAGATGACCGGAATTTTACTTTCTTGCCGCAAACAGACCGCATGGAATTACTGGGCAGGATGGTGGATGTTGTCGAAGATTGGTTGGAAAAGAAAGGTATGGCTACGGATGATGAAGCTGCCATTAAAGGTGACGACTATGACTATCTTGTGGAGGGGTTTGCTGCCGGGATGGGAATATCGTGTGATCGTATGGAGGACGATGAGTTGCTTGATAAATTGTGCCCAAATCTCGACGGGCCGGTTCCGGTTAGCATGACATTACCAGGCGATTTCGATGGCGACGAATTGGTGTAGGAGGTGTCCGATGACAAAAAAGGAGTTTGAAAAACTGGATGCAAAATCCAAGCGGCGTGCAGCACAAAAGGCACTCGCCTGGTTTTGTGTATTAACATCGGTGAGATTTCCATTTTTGAATATTGCCAGTAAAGAAGAATCCGAGACGATTAAAGTCATTCTCGGTAAGTATATGAATGAAGAATTGGAGGAGAAAACAACATGACATTTTGGCAGATGGTTATTGTTTTTATTGTTGTCTATCTTTGTGTTTATGCACTGATAGGCAGGATTTGTCAGTGTATTGAACATTGTGCTACGGCCAGAGCATATTCTAAGTTCCGAGAGAATGGAGTATTGGTAAAGATGGACGATGTCGAAGCAGGTATCAAGAAACTAAATAAGGAGAAGCATGATGTGGCGGAGAGAGTTACTGAAAAATAAGCTCTATGCCATAGCAATTATATTTCTTGGAGCGTTGTCCGTCCCTATTGAATGGGACGCAACGTTCTTTTTATTTGCTCTGATGGTTGGGCTTACATTGTTCTTTTCTAAGGAAAATTGGATTATGTAGGAGGCGGTTCTATGGGACGTGCGGAAATTCGGCGGGCAATGAAAAACGAGAAGAAAACAAAGACCGCCACCTATAACCTGACCAAAGCTCAGCTGGATGCTATGGTGCGGGAACAGATTGAAAATGAGTTGGTGAAAATTCGGCAGCAGGCTACAGATGATGCTGTCAATACCGCTATGATATTATTGCTGACACTGCCATTAGAGGTTCTGATGGATCACTACTGGCCTAAGTCCTATGCGAAACGCATTCCGCAGTTCACGGCATATGTTCTGGAATATTACGAAAGATGGCAGAACGGTGAGCTGGATATGGAAAAGCTGAAAGAGGATTTATGGGATTACGGCGGTGTTCGGCTGGAAGAAGGAGGTCAAAACAGTGGTTAAGGTTATATTTGGAGCCGTGTCTTTCCTTGTTGGTTTGTCGGCGATAATAGCGTCAAAGGCTATTTCATCCTGTGCCGTTTACATGGATGACTCGTTCCGGTGGGGAGGTAGAGATGGAAATGGCTAACAATGATTTACGGAGAAATGCAGAGGGTTATTCTGACCCGACTGCATACGAGGCTATCAAGAATCTGGACGCAGATGATGAGCGGTTTCACAAGTTGCTGAACACAATCTTCACGATTTGTGAACTCTCTGGATTTCATCTGGAGGAACGGATTGTCTTGAAAGATTTGCAGACAGGAAAAGTTTGGAGGTGAACGGAGCAGCTGAAGGAGAAAGTGATTAAACTCGGTACGGCTATTCGGAAAGTATTTCATGACGTTTTTGGTCAGAAAGAAGTTTCTCTGGAGCTTCCCGAGAAGGGTGCAGTTAAGAAAAGACGGTATCATCGGAAAGAAAAACCGTCCGTATTCTATCATTACATACCGACAGCCAGAAGAAATTTACCATATATGAGGCGGTCTTATTGAAATTTCCGTGCCCACTTTTATTTTTGGCTGCCCACTTTTTGGAGCGGTTTTGGAGAGTTGGGAGAATGGTACGGACGAAATTTGGTGGAATTTGGGTAAAAATGGTCAATTTTCTGCCCATTTGCCCACTTTCTGCCCACTTTTGAAACCCCGATTTGGTCACTAAAAACCCAGTATTTATGCGGGTTTGCGGGCTCAAAGCCCATTTGCCCACCCTTTTTCTTAACTAATTGTGATAAAAAGTTTAAATATATATAAAGGTTGTGAAAAAAGGTGGGAAAGTGGGCAGAGCGAGAGAAAGGAGGTTTTATGAAAAAGAAGAACACATGGTCCGAGATTTATGAAAGCTTTCAGTCAATCTATCCGAATTTGAAGAAAGAAGCCGTCGGATATTGTCCGCATGGTTACATGTCGATTCTGGTATATTTTCCGGATGGGCTGCGTATGGTATATAATGAGGTGGAAAGACGAGCCAGGTTTGTCACGGCATGAGCAGAATTTTGAGAATGATATTTCTTTTTTGCCGTGTATGTGGTATACTGGAACTGCGACACAACTTTAAAACATTTTGGTAATAGGGACAATGCTTTGTTAAAAAGCGTTATCTCTCTTTACTTATACCCTATTACCAGAGTTAAGATTGTGTCGCAACAATGAGAGAGCCGCTTTTTAGTGCGTCTCTTCGGTGGGGCGCACTTTTTATATTGTGCCTATATTGGACAACCTCGTGAAAAACACAAGCTCTGTTATGGAGAACGGTATTTCCTTTACTCATACCAGTAATTTGGGCGAGAGTTGTGTGGCAGCAATGCGGAAGTACTCGTTCTCTTTATTTTTGGAGGTAGCAAGATGGACAATAATGTTGCCGTAAGCGGAAACTTTGAGATTATACCTTGTGATAAAATGACAGATATTGAGAATAAGCCCGGTATCAAAAAACTGGAGCTTACCTCATCGCAAAAAATCCAGATTGGAGGACTAATGCAACAGCTTCCTGCAGTCGTGGCGGCTAATGCTTTAAGCAATATGTATATGGTTCGATTTCCTGCCGGAATACCAAATGCGTTGACTCCCCTAAAGCAAGGTGGATTCAGTACTATGGTCAAGGGCGAGAATGGGCGGATTGCAGGAACTGCTTCTTTATATTCTGTTGAAGCACAGGCAGCCGTTCTTGGAGCGTTCAATGCCATGTCGATAGTTTCCGGCCAGTACTTCCTCGCACAGATTAATAGCGAACTTAAAACGATGAACCAGAACATTGACAAAATTCTGGAGTTCCTTTACGGTGATAAGAAAGCAGAACTTATATCTGAAGTCAGCTTTGTGAAATCTGCCTACCAAAATTACAGTTCGATTATGGAGCATGAGCAGCAGCGGTTTGCCACCCTTGTCAGTTTACAAGAAGCAAAGAAAGTTGCAATGAAAGATATTGAGTTTTATATGTCGGATCTGGATTCCACTGTCAATACTAAAAGCGGTTCCGATATTGTAGCTTGGACTGACAAGATATTTCAGATTAAGGACTGCCTGGAACTTTCTATACAGCTTTATTCCATGAGCAGTCTGTTGGAAATCTATTATTCACAGAATTACGATGCCAATTATATTTCAAATGTCGAGGAAGAATCCGTTACCTACATCGGTAAATGCGAGAAGCGCATGTTAAGCAGTTTCAGTAAATTGAGCACACATATTCAGAGCTTTAAAGAAGGTCCTCTGAAAAAGGTTGATAAGCCGGCTCTTGAAAAGAAAGTTAATCTGGTGGTGGATTCATTCAGCAGAGGTACAGAATCTGAGATGCTCAAATCGATTCGTTCTGTTCTGCACGCTTCGGAAGCAAAAGCAGAGTATTATGTGAACAGCAATGGCGATTTATATTTGAGAACTGCATAAAGATGGTACATGCCCTACGTGCATTTTACAAGGTGTTTTATGAAAGGAGAGGATAAAAAGCTTTTTGTCTCTTCGGTTCAATTTGGAAGTGGGGCAGCCCTATTTCCTGATTACTGAAAGGAGATAAAAAATGACAAGAAGAAAAAACGAGTATGAAGTTATCTATGGAGGCAGCAGTAAAAGATTCTCAGATCCAACAGAAAGATATGAAGACATCTATGATGAGGATGGAGATGCCGTTATTTGTGATTTATGCGGCGGAGAGATGAAATGGAAAGATAATGAATGTGTGTGCCCTGAGTGTGGGCAGCGGATGGATCGAGAAACATTTTTCAATTATATCGGAGCGGAGCCTCCTGGTCCGGAATGTACCGGATGTGAAAATATTTATCCGGGATGCGTAATCTGTCCTTATGGTTACGTCGAGGATAAAGAATAACATACTACGGATTTGAGTCGCATACAGCGGCTCTTTTCTTTTGCTATTTTTTTTGCCCGCGAAAAAAACATACCCTTTTATGAAGAGAGAAGAATAAAAGCGCCATTTTAGCTTTTACTTTCTCTTTTTTATTTTCAGAAAAAATGAGAGGAGGTTTCCCTATGGCCGGGACAAAGTTGGAACGAGACTTCCAGGCAAATCTTATAAAGGAATTGAAAGAGCTGTTTGTAGGTTGCATCGTGACCAAACTGGATGCCAGCCACATTCAGGGAATACCAGACCTCTTGATTCTGTATAAAGATAAATGGGCCACCTTGGAATGTAAGAAATCTGCGAGGGCTAAAAAACAGCCGAACCAAGAGTATTACGTTGGACTGATGAACAAGATGTCTTTTTCAAGATTCATCTGTCCCGAGAACAAGGAGGAAGTATTGCATGAACTTCAACAAGCATTCAAACCTTGAAGGGCAGCACGCCTTTCTTGGCGCAAGCAAGTACCACTGGATTAATTACAGTGAAGATAAAGTTGCGGAATCTTACAGCAGATTTTTAGCGACGCAGAAAGGAACACAGCTCCATGAATTTGCGGCGCAGTGTATCCGGCTTGGCCAAAAGTTACCAAAATCGAAAAAGACACTGAACGCATATGTTAATGATGCTATCGGTTTCAAAATGACACCTGAACAAATTCTGTTTTACTCAGACAACTGTTTTGGTACAGCGGATGCGATTGCTTTCCGTGGTGATTTGCTGAGAATACATGATTTAAAAACGGGGGCTATTCTGGCCCACATGGAGCAGCTAGAAGTATACGCTGCTCTTTTTTGTTTGGAATACAAAGTCAAACCGGCAGATATTCGTATGGAGCTCCGTCTGTATCAGTCGGATGATATTTTGGTCGGTAATCCGACAGTTGAGGATATCGCACCAATCATGGATAAAATCATCACGTTTGACAGAATCATTAACAAAATTAAAGAACAGGAGGAGTAAGCATGAATCCCGTTGCGGAAGAAATTTTAATGCATTATGGAATGCCAAGACGTTCCGGCCGCTATCCTTGGGGTTCCGGCGATAATCCTTACCAGCACAGTGGCGATTTTCTCAGCCGTATTGATGAGTTGAAAAGTCAAGGGCTTCGTGAGACAGAAATTGCGGAACAACTTGGTCTGACAACTACTCAGTTGCGCACTCAGATGAGCCTTGCAAAAGATGAACGGCGCTCTCTCCAGGTTGCAACTGCTAAAGGACTTAGAGAAAAGGGATACAGTCTTAACGAAATTGCCGAAAAGATGGGATTTGCTAATGATTCTTCGGTACGCTCTCTTCTCAATGAAAATTCCGAAGCCCGCATGAACCAGGCTAAAACGACTGCCGATTTTCTGAAAAAGATGATTGACGAAAAAGGAATGATCGACGTTGGCACTGGAGTTGAGCGTGAACTTGGGATTTCCAGAGAAAAGCTGAACCAGGCGCTTTATATTTTGGAGATGGAGGGATATCCGGTTTATGGCGGTGGTGTTCCGCAAGTGACAAATCCAGGCAAACAGACGAACATCAAGGTCATATGCCCTCCTGGGACAGAGCATAGAGAAATTTATGATTTCGATAATGTTCATTCAGTAAAGGACTATGACCAGATTCTCAGCGAAGACGGGCAGAAAATAAGACCCGCGTTTCAATATCCGGAAAGTATGGATTCCAGTCGCCTGAAAATTAACTATGCGGAAGACGGTGGTATCCAGAAAGATGGCGTAATCGAGATTCGGAGAGGCGTGGATGATTTGTCGCTTGGCGATTCCCATTATGCCCAGGTTCGCATTATGGTTGATGGAACGCATTATCTGAAAGGAATGGCAGTATATTCTGATGACCTCCCGGATGGCGTGGATGTGTTATTCAATACAAACAAGAAAACTGGAACACCGATGACCGATGTTCTTAAGAAAATCAAAGATGATCCTGACAATCCATTTGGCTCTTTGATTAAGGAACATGGAGGACAGAGCTATTATATTGACAAAGATGGGAATGAAAAACTTTCCCTTATCAACAAGCGTGCTGAAGAAGGAGATTGGGGAGAATGGAGCGACCATCTTCCGTCCCAGTTCTTGTCGAAGCAAAGCATGACCCTTATCAATAAGCAGCTTGGACTTGCCACTGCTGATAAAGTTGCAGAGTATGACGAAATTTGTGCGCTTACCAACCCTACTGTCAAGAAGACATTGCTTAAATCATTTGCTGATGATTGCGATTCGGCGGCAGTGCATCTTCAGGCAGCAGCATTACCAAGACAGAAGTACCAGGTCATATTACCTTTGACCACAATCAAAGATACAGAAGTCTATGCTCCAAATTATAAGAATGGAGAGCAGGTCGCTTTGATTCGGTATCCGCATGGTGGTACTTTTGAAATTCCGGTTCTTACCGTGAACAATAAGCAACCAGAAGGTAAGAAGGTACTTGGTAATACACCAAAAGATGCAATCGGTATTAACAGTAAAGTTGCGGAACGTTTGTCGGGTGCCGATTTCGATGGCGACACTGTTATGGTAATTCCGACAGGCGGAAAAATTAAGATTACGTCTACCCATCCGCTCAAAGGATTGGAAGGATTCGATCCTAAAGAGAAGTATGGTCCTGACAGCACTACGCAGCCCTATAAGCGGATGAAAAATACTCAAACCGAGATGGGAAAAGTGTCAAATCTGATTACTGATATGACATTAAAGGGCGCTACAGAAGATGAACTTGCTCGTGCAGTCCGGCATAGCATGGTTGTTATTGACGCCGAGAAGCATAATCTCGACTATAAGAGAAGTGAGCAGGATAACGGAATCGCATCTCTGAAAAAGAAGTATCAGGGAAGAGTCGAAGACGGAAAGTATAAAGAAGGCGCCGCCACTTTGATTTCGCGTGCTAAATCTGAGGTATCTGTGCCTAAGCGTAAAGGAAGCCCCACTATCAATGAGGACGGCTCCTTGAGCTACAAGACTGCTGACGATCTTACCTATGTTGACAAGAAAACCGGAAAGACCAAGACCCGCACACAGGCCAGCACACAGATGGCTGAAGCCAAGGACGCCCGTACCCTTTCCTCAGGCACCCCTCAGGAAGAAGCCTATGCCTCCTATGCTAATAAGATGAAGTCCCTGGCTAACCAGGCTCGTAAGGAGATGGTGAGTACCGGTAAGATCCCCTACTCTGCTTCCGCCAAGGCGGCCTACCAGAACGAAGTAGACTCCCTTAATGCTAAGCTCAATGTGGCCCTTAAGAACGCCCCTCGCGAAAGACAGGCTCAGGTAATTGCAAATGCTACAGTAACGGCAAAGAAGCAGGCAAATCCCGACATGACCAATGCTGAGATCAAGAAAGCAAATCAACAGGCTCTCACAGCAGCACGAAAACAGGTGGGAGCAGAGCGCAAGCCAGTTGTCATAACAGATAGAGAATGGGAAGCTATACAAGCCGGAGCTATTAGCGAAAGCAAGCTGACACAGATTCTCAATAATGCCGACATCGACAGCCTCAGACAGCGAGCGACACCCCGTGCTACTACAACATTGAGTACCGCTAAGCAGAACAAGATTGCCTCTATGAGCGCTTCTGGTTATAGCACATCTGAGATTGCTGAAGCACTTGGCATTTCTACATCAACCGTGTCTAAATACTTGTAATGAAAGGAGTGAATTGTTCATGCAACAGCAATGCATGTTGACAACGATTGACAATCCGTTTGATCCATTTGAACAGTTTCATTCCTGGTTTCTGTTCGATGTGGAAAAAGGTTACAATACTTGCGCTTATCTTGGAAGAATTGCGCGAACTTCTGAACAGATGTCGGATGAAGAGAATGACATCGAAGTGGAACGTGCAATCGATGAAATCATTAAATACGATTTCCTGAACATCTATAAAAAGGTGAAGAAACAAGGTAATAGCAGGAAAAGTAATCAGGATTC